CTGTTGACCAAGTGCAAGCGGTGCGAACGCGCAACCGATCTGTTCGTGTGCAAGGCGTGCATATCGGAGCTGCGCAAGCGCCTGGCTGATCTGCCGTGGTGGATCGATCGACTCACCGAGACCGCTGTCGGGCAGGCGAACCTGGGCGACGGTGCACGCAAGGGCGAGCGCCGCGACGTGCTGCACGGCGACGACACGCTCGTGAGCCACGTCGAACCGTTCCCGCGCGACAAGGACACCACCCCAACCCCGAGGGACCACCGGGACAGGCACCAGGCGGCACTGTGGCATGCCCTGGCACTCGGCCGGGTCAACGGACGCGCCAGCGACGAGCTGGACCGCATCGGCAATGCGCTCTCGACGACCATCCGCGACATGTGCGAGACGCGGGGGCTGCAAGTACCCGAGTTCCGCACGCAGCCAAGCCCCGTGCCCGCCAACGATCCCGAGCCCACACGGGTGTACGTGCCCGATGCAACGACCGCTGCACTGCCGGATGCCTGCGCACGGTGCTATGTCGCGCTGCCTACGTCCGCGACCGGCGCCCTGTGCGACGACTGCGACGGGGCACCGGAGTTGCGCGCACCCGAGCCGTCAGCCGAGAACCTGCGGGCGACCTACACCGGCAAGCGCGGCGAGGACACACTGCCGGTGACCACCCTGGCGCGCATGGCCAAATGGCTGTACCGGCACGCTGGCGACGTGGCCCTGCAAGAGAACGCCGCCGAGATCTGCGATGAGATCGAGCGCGTGTTCCGCTCTGCCACCCGCGTGGTCAATCGCCCGCCGGAGCCGATGACCATCGGGCCGTGCATCACCGACCCCGCACCCGAGGCTGTCCTCAAGGAACGAACCGAGCAGGGCGACAGGACAACCCGATGCGGATACGCGCTCACCGCGCCGCACCAAACCAACCAGATCGTGTGCCCACGGTGCGGTGTAGGGCACATAGTGGCCGACGTGCTGGCACACAACCTCGGCGAGCTCGACGACCGCAACGCCACCGTGCGCGAGCTGGTGGACGTGGTACTGCCCCGCCTCGATGAGCACGTACCGCAGCGCACCATCGAACGGTGGATCCAAAACGGGCATGTGCCGGTTCGCGGCCATGACGCCAACGGCCACCAGATGGTTCGCATCGGCGATGTGCGCCGCGTGCGGGCGCAGCGACCGCGACACGCAAAGCGTGCCTGACCAGCGACGATGCGAGCGTGTGGCAAAATGGCGCTCAACATGCCAGTAGGTGAGCTGTATCTACTGCATGAAACCCCCGGCCTAGCTGGGGGTTTCGTCGTATCAAGGGTCGGCACATCACGCCCTGATAGCTGGTTCTGTAGCTCAAGAGGTTAGAGCGGGTGAACAAGTCCCCGGTGGAAACGTACGACACAAGTTCCGGGTGGAAACCAAGATGCGGGATCATGGCCCGCCAGAGCCCCTATGTCAGGCCCTCGGCGTAGAACTACCCGATGGACGCGCGCAAGGCTATACGTGAGGTCATCGAGGCCATCCCGAGCCTGTTTGGCCATACCCGTAAGACGACCATCGGCGCCGAAGGCGCCACCGAGACCGTCATCTACACACAAGCGCAGGTGGCCGACCTCATCGCCTCGGTGCTCCCCGATGCCCTCAAGACCAAGGGTCACATGGTGATCGCACTACCCGAGGTCGAGTCCTACGAGTCCGGCCGGCGCTACGTCCGAGTACCCATCACCGCGCAGCCATGGTCTGACGGCACCGTGCCCATCAGTCCACACGGTGACGCGGTGGCCATCCGCAACGTGCCCGACAAACTGCCCATGCAGGACGTGCCAGCGCTGGCCTCGGCGCTCATGGCCGCCTACTGCACATGGCACCGAACGCGACCGGTCTAGCTGCCACCCTGCTTGCGCTCCAACATCGCGCGTATCAGCCCCAGCTCGGCACTGATGGACAGCAACGCCTGTACCTTCGCGTACTCCAGATGCCGCTCACCGTCCGGATGGTCAGCGGCATCCCGCGAGAAGATCGCCGATGCACCGCCATTGAGGCGGCTCCACGCCTCGGCCCTGAGATCTTCAATGTCGGATGGCTTCATTGTCATGAGCTGGGATGGTAGGCGACAACCCGATGAGCAACCTGCGCAACGGCAGTCTTGAGCGCAAGGTCAAGCGTGAGTTCCGGCAGCGGTGCAAGGCCACCCGCGCGGTGTGCTGGCTGTGTCGTCAGCCCATCGACTACGCCGCCGCGCCACAGACCCCCGAGGCGTTCGAGCCCGACCACTACCAACCCGTCGAGAGCCATCCTCACCTCGCCTACGACATGACCAACCTTCGGCCCTCTCACTGCCGGTGCAACCGAGCACGGCAGGACACACCGCCTGAGCAGCGGAGATGGGTCCAACCCGACTGGTGAGCGGTGTTTGCAGAGCGCATAACCGCAGGTCAAAGAGTTAGCTGGCAGATGCAAAACCCCTGGTAGGGAGGGGGGTTCGATTCTCTGCAAACGAGCTGGCAGGCGACTCCGCGGTAAGGCTCCCTTTTCGCAAACGCCGTTGGACCTGAACATATCCCGCGACCGCTGTACAGGAGGCGTGTCCCATGCCTGACGTACACAATCGCACCCGATACCTGGCTGGTTGTCGCTGTGACCAGTGCAAACTCGCCAATTCGGAGTACCGCAAGGAGCTCCGGCAGCGGAAGAAGGGCGCGGAACAGTCCGGCCGCAAATTGGCGTCCGTGCGGTCGATGCCAGCAAACGCCGGTGGCGAGCAGAGCGCGCCGCGAGCCTCGGTGATCGGCGACGTACAGCAGGGCGTGATAGCTGAGATTGACACACTCGGGGTCGCCGCGTCGCGGCCCGGCCTGGTGGCCACGGCGTACGCGCTGGCGCGAGTACTCGACAACCAGCTGGCCATCGCGCAGCACCCCTCGGCGGCCCGGCAGCTCTCCGAACTGATGGACAAGCTGCGCAAGAGCGGCAGTGTCGGCAAGGGCAAGCTCGCCGCTGTGCGGGCGATGACCCGCCAGACCGGAACCGGCGAGGCCACGGGTTGAGTACCGCGTGCGCAAAGCGCATCCTCGGATGCACCGAGCCGCGCATCTTCACCCCGCCGCGCCGTGAGTTGACTCCGCAGACCTCGCACGGGTTCGCGTGCATCGCGTTCGCCGAGCAGCTGCTCGGGCTGCGGTTGTTCCCGTGGCAAGAGTGGCTGCTCATTCACGCGCTGGAGCTCAACGAGGACGGCACCTACCGATTCCGGTTCGTCATCGTCGAGGTGGCCCGGCAAAACGGCAAGTCGCTGATTCTGCTCGTGCTGGCGCTGTGGCACCTGTACGCGCTCGATTCCAAGATGGTCATCGGCACCGCGCAGGATCTGGCCCGCGCCGAGAAGGCATGGGACGAGGCCGTGCAGTGGGCCGAGGGCGACGAGGAACTGGCGCACTTCATCGAGAAGGTGGACCGAGGCCACCCGAAGATGTTGCGGCTGGCCAAGACTGACGAGACCCCATGGTTCCGCGACTATCAGGTGGCCGCTGCCACTCGTCGCGGCGGTCGCGGCTTCTCCGGCGACTTGATTCTGCTCGACGAGCTGCGCGAGCACACCAACTGGGAGTCGTGGGCGGCCGTCACCAACGCGATGAACGCCCGTCCCCGTGGTCAGGCGTGGGCGTTCTCCAACGCTGGAGATGCGATGTCCATCGTTCTGCGCTGGCTGCGCACCACGGCACACCAAGCGCTCGGGTGGCCCGACGGCGACGCGGACGCGGCGGTACTCGGCGAGCTCGACGCCGAGATGGAGGAATACCTCGCCGAGCACGCCGACGAGGAAATGACCGGCTGGTTTGAATGGTCAGCACCCCCCAAGGCCAAGCGCACCGACCGGCAAGCATGGGCACAGGCCAACCCCTCGATGAATCACACTGAAATCACCGAGGATTGCGTCACCGAGCGGGCCATCGCCGGGGCACTGCGGGGCAACCCGCCGCACATGTTCGAGACCGAGGTGCTGTGCCGGTGGGTCTCGATGTCCGACGCCGGACCGTTCCCCGAGAGTTCGTGGGCCGACACGCTGGACAACACCGCACGCCCCGCAGAGGGCAGTCCCCGAGTTGTGTGCGTGGACGTTTCCTGGTCACGCACACACGCGTATGTCGCGCGGGTAGGCCTCGACGATGACGGCAAGCCGGTGGCCGGCATAAGCGCCGACCGCTCCGGAACCGATTGGGTGATCCCCTGGCTGGTCGAACACCAGGACGGTTTCGCCGCCGTGGTCATGCAATCCAACGGTGCCCCCGTCACATCGCTGATCGAGGACGCCAAGGCCGAAGGCCTCAACGTGATCGAGTGGGGCGGCGCTGATCTGGGGATCGCCACCGGCAAGGTCTGGGACCACATGAACGAGCGCACCCTGCGCCACCTGGAACACCCCGGCCTCGACGCGGCGGCTACCAGCGCCGCCATCAAAGTACTCGCGCAAGGTGCGTGGGTCATCGACCGAGCCAAATCGCCCACCGACGCCGCACCACTGCAAGCCGTAATCGGCGCGGTATGGGGACTGGAAACACTTGAGCCGGAGAGTCGTTCGGCCTACGAGGACGAGGAGCTGATGATTGTTTAAGCGCAAGCATCCCGCAGTAGGGCGTGAGGCCGTATGGAACCTGCACTCTGGTAGCACAATTCGTGGTGTCCTCGTGAAAGAGGCAGGCCCGAAGCTGATCTTGCGCGCGGCCAGCGTGTACGAGCCTGGCCAGGAATGGATACCGGCTGATGGCGAGATCATCATCGACTCCGGCAACGTGGACTACGTACAGGTCCCCTGATGGGCATCACGGTTAGCGGTGGTACCCCGATCCCCATCGGTACGCCATGGTCTCGGTACTCCCCGATCCAGCAGCGCATCGACATCTCGCCGTTCCTATCACTGGAGTATTTCGAGATCTGGCGCCTACAACCCTCGGTGCGCCGCGTCGTGTCGTTCCTGGCGCGCAACATCGCCCAACTCGGCATCGGGGTATTCGAGCGCCAGTCAGAGGCCGAGCGAGCCAAGGTGTTCGAGCACCCCCTGGCCAAACTGCTGTACCGGCCCAACCCCAAGATGACGCCGTATCGGTTCAAGTCAACGCTCATCCATGATCTGGGCATCTACGACGTTGCCTACTGGCGCAAGCTGCGTGTTGGATCCAAACTGGTTGGCCTCCAGCACCTACCGCCCCGGCTGGTGACCCCGGACAACTACAACTCACCGGGCCTGTCCCCCACCGCTTTCAAGGTGGCCGGTCCCGCTGGCAGTGCCGGTGAAGTCATCCCCGCTGATGACGTGTTCTATGTGCGCGGCTACGGCGGCATCTACGACATCGGCATTTCGCCGTTGGAGTCGCTGCGTCAAATCCTGCGCGAAGAGTGGTCGGCCAGCGACATGCGCGACCAGATCATGCGCAACGGCGCCCGCATGTCCGGATACCTTTCCCGGCCCAAGGAGGCCCCCGCGTGGACCAAGGAGGCTCGCGCGAAGTTCAAGGAGTCCTGGCGTTCTCAGTACGCGGGGGCCGACGCCAGCCAAGCGGGCGGCACCCCAGTGCTGGAGGACGGCATGACGTTCGTTCAGGCCAGCCAAACCGCAAAAGACTTGCAGTACATCGAGGGCCGCAAGCTCACCGACGAAGAGGTATGCCGGTCCTACTTCATCCCGCCGCCCATGATCGGCATCCTGGACCGGGCCACGTTCGCCAACATCACCGAGCAGCACGCCATGTTGTACCAAGACACCCTCGGCCCTCTGCTCGAACAGATCGAGGACGAGATCGACCTCCAGCTGCTCCCCGAGCTGGAGCCTGTGACGCCAGAGCGATTCTTCTGCGAGTTCAACCTGCGCGAGAAGCTGACGGGCAATTTCAAGGACCGCGCCGGGATCATGCAGACCGCCGTCGGCGGACCCTGGCTAACCATCAATGAGGCACGCGCCCTGGACAATCGGCCACCCGTGGAGGGCGGCGACGACCTGATCAAGCCGCTGAACCTCACTCAGAACGGCGACCGCAACCCGATACCGGCTGACGACCAGGCCCCGGAGCAACCGGCTGACAACGAAGCCACCGACGAACTCGACGACGACGAGTAAGGGAGTACCACCCATGCGCACCAAAATGGCGAACATACAGATCAAGGCCGGACCCGACGACGGGCTCGCTGAAGGTCAGTTCACCGCGTACGCCAGCGTATTCAGCAACATCGACAGCTACGGCGACGTGGTAGTCAAGGGCGCATTCGCCAACTCCCTTGCCGAGTGGGCGAAGTCGGGCAGTCCGATACCGCTTCTGTTCGGGCACAACATGTCCGATCCGGACTACAACATCGGGCACGTCGAGTCCGCGGTGGAGGACGAGCACGGACTGCTCGTTACCGCGCAGATCGACACCTCCAACCCCAAGGGGTTGCAGGTGTACAAGATGCTCAAGGGCCGCCGCGTCAATCAGATGTCTTTCGCCTACGACATTCTCGACGGCGGCATGGCCGAGCGGCCCAAGGCCGGTGCGACCGTCGGCGAGGACGGCACCGTGCCCACCGAATCGTTCTACGAGCTGCGCGAACTCAAGCTCTACGAGGTGTCGGTGGTGACCATCGGCGCCAACCAGGACACCGAGATCCTTGCCGTCAAGGCACGCGAAATCGCAGCGGACACCAAGGCTGGCCGCGTGCTGTCGGCCAAAAACGAGAGCGAACTACGAGACGCACACGAGGCCATCAGCCGTGTGCTCTGCGCTCTCGGCAGCACACCTGACGAGGACAAGGCCAGCGAATCCGGCCCGTCTGAGCCAGCGCCCGAAGCGGCGCCCGTTCAGGCCAACCGCAAGTCGCCCGTCGCATCCTCGGCGCACAAGTTGATCGAGCTGGAACTAGCCAGCGCGATCTAAATCCAAAGAATCAGAAGGAGATTCACATGTCTGCACGACTGTTGCAGCTCAAGGAGCGCGCCGACGCGGCACTCAAGACGGCGCGCGACATCGCAGAGAAGGCCGAGGCCGAAGGCGGCCGCGACTTCAAGGACAACGAGCAGGTCGAGTACAACACCGCCGTGGCGGCCGCCAAGGACATCTTGGAAGCCATCAAGGCGGTCAAGGCCGATGAGGCAATCTTGGCCGAGGCCAAGACCTTTGCCGACAACATCGGCGTCCCGGAAACCAAGGGCGGCCATGCCGAGCTCAATTTGAGCCTCGGTACGACCGTGATCCAGTCGCCGGAGTTCAAGGCGATGATGGATCGATTCAAGACCGGCAACGGCGAGTTCCGCATCCCGGACCGCGCCAAAATCCAGTCCGACGCGATCTCGCTCAAGTCGTTGTTCGTGGGTCAGTCCCGCACCAGCGCTGGCGCGTTCATCGTCCCGGACCGCACCGACATTGTGGAGATGCTGGGCCGTCGGCCGTTGCGTCTGCGCGATCTATGCGCCAAGCGTCGCACCACCTCCGATGTGGTGGAGTACGTGCGCGAGACCAGCCACACCAACAACGCCGCTCCGGTTCCGGAAGCCAGCAGCGCAGCGGCGCCCACCGCGCCCGGTTCGGCCGGCCCACTGGTGACCGACCCGAACGGCGGCTACAAGCCCGAAGGCTCGTGGGCATTCGAGGTCAAGCAGGCCACGGTCAAGACCATCGCCGAGTGGGTGCCGGTCTCCAAGCGGGCACTTGCCGACGTGGCGCAGCTGGAGGGCCTGATCAACGATGAGCTCCAGCTCGATATCGCCGAGGCCGAGGACAACCAGTTCCTCAACGGCAACGGCGTGGGTGAGAACCACACCGGCATCCTGAACACCTCCGGCATCCAGACGCAGGCGTTCACGACCGACATCTTCACCTCCCTGCGCAAGGCGATCACGAAGCTGCGCACCGTGGGCCGCGTACAGCCGAACGCGATCCTGGTCTCTCCGGCAGTCAAGGAGCAGATCGAGCTCACCAAGGACGAGATGGGCCGGTACTACTACGCCGGACCGTTCAACACCGGAGTGACCACCTTGTGGGGTCTGCCGGTCGTCGATTCGGAGATCATGCCCGACACGCACGCACTGCCCGGCGACTTCTCCAAGGCCGTCATCTGGGACCGCGAGCAGACCAGCATCACCATGACCGACTCGCACGCGGACTTCTTCATCCGCAACCTGGTGGCGGTGCTGGCCGAGGAGCGCAACGCGTTCGGCGTCACCCGCCCGCCCGCCTTCTGCAAGACGGCGGTGGCCTGATGACTCTGCGCGAGTACGAAGTGGCCACCGGCGACCCCTGGGGCCGCACAACCACCATCCAGCTCTCCGACGAGGACGCCAAGGCGCGCGGCTTGATCCCGCACACCAAGGCCGACACCAAGGCTGACACCGAGGACGACGCTGGCGACGGCGACAAGGCCGACGGCGGGGATGCTGGCGGCGAGAAGCAGGCCAAGGCACCGGCCAACAAGGCCGCGCCGAAGGCTCCCGCCCACAAGGGCAGCGCCGAGGCCTAATGCCCGAGCTGAACGAGGCTGCCGTCGAGCAGTACACGCAGGGGCGGCTGGTCGCCGATGATCCGGAGACTGGCCGCCTTCTGCGGGCAGCGCTGGCCGCTGCTCGTGCGTACTGCGGATGGCACGTGACGCCGGTCAAGACCGGCGACACGGTGGAGCTTGACGGGCCGGGCGGCAACACGCTGATGCTGCCCACCCTCAAGCTCATCTCGCTCGCCGAGATCCGCGAACGCAGCGCACGCTACGGCGGGGCCACCGATGAGACGGTCTACTCCCCTGCCCAACTGGAGATCTCACGGCAGGGCATGGTCCGCAAGAGGCCCGGAATCGCACCCGGCCCGCCGTGGTGGACGCACGAGCTCGGTGCGTTGAGCGTCACGATGACCCACGGCTTCACCGACGACGAGGCCGCGAACTGGCAAGGCGCCATCTTGTCCATGGTTGACCGGGTATCAACCATGATCGGCGGTGGCCCGTTCATCGGCATCGGCCCGTTCCAGTACGGGGCAACTACGTCATCGAGCGCTCACTCACAATTCAGCGACGCCGAACGCGCCACGTTCGACCTCTACCGACTCGAGCCCACGCCGTGACCGAGTGGGTGACGGTCACCCCGCTTGGCGGCAAGGACCCCATTACCGGCGACCAGCTGCCCGACGGCGCACCGCTGCGCCTGTTGGCCTACGAGGTTGCGCCCGGTAACACGCTGTTGCGGTTCGGGATTGGCGGCGATCTCGACTCGGTGGAATTCACCACCTACCTGCCGTTGCGCCACCGGGGCGCGGGCGGGGTGTGGACAGCGACCGCAGCCGTGCTGGCCAAGCCCTTCCGCATCGAGGTACGCGACCGCAAATGCCTTGGCCGCATGCAGGAATGGAACTCACGTGGCCGGGGCGGTATCGCCGTGCTGTGCCACTCCGCGACCGGCAAGGGCACCTGATGCGTGTGCAGGCCGCCCCCGCGCCGCTGCTGCGCGCCTGGCTGGCCCCGAAGTTCTCCGGCGTGACCGTCGCCGACGCGGTGCCCGACGAATGGACACCCGACGAGGCGCCGGTCATCGTGCTTGCCGACGACGGCGGCCCCGTCGTCGTGGCCTGGTCCGGGCAGATCGTGCGGTCCTATCACGTCATTCGCATCACCGCGCGCGGACGAGTCCGTACCGCCGTCGGTGAACTCGCCCGCATAGCGGCGGGCCACCTGTCCACCGCCCGCCTGCCGGGCATCAAGGTCCACGGCGTCGGCCCGGTACTGGAGTCTCGAGACCCCAAGACCGGGGCGGTGCTCGCCTCCACGCTGGTCAATGTCCAAGCACGAGCCAGGCAGATCTGATGGCCAAGAGCCCGACGTTCAAGCTCAACAAGAAGGCCATCGCCGAACTGGCCAAAGGCGCAGCCGCACAGGCCGTTGTCACATCGGTTGCCAACGACATCGCGGCCGCGACCGGCATCGAGGCCGAGGTCGTCGAGTACACCACCGACCGCGCTGTGGCTGCGGTCAAGGTCCGCGCGTTCGACCAGGCCGCCGACGGCGTGCTCTCCCGCGCGGCTGCCAGCGCCGGAATTCACATCGCTACCAAGTAGGCGGCCCAGGACCGCAACAAGTTTCACCGACCACCACAGGGGTTGTCGGTGTTTGTCCGTGCGCGCCGTCGCCCGGACTCGACAAGAAGGAGAATCACAATGGCCGGCAATGCCGACAACGTGAAGCTGTGGGACGGCGCTGATGTGCTGATCTACACCGGCACGGACAGTCCGTACGACATCACCTCGCCAGCGACCACCAACAACCTGCCCGCGACGATCACCGACCCGTGGCCCGCACTGTGGAAGTACGTCGGCCTCCTGCACGGCGACAACGGTTTCGAGAACACCCGCGAGTGGAACGAAACCGACATCACCGCATGGGGTTACGGCGTGGTCAAGGTGGCCAGCAAGAACCTCAAGGTGGAACGCAAGTTCACCGCCCTGGAGGACAACGAGACCACTACATCACTGATTTGGCCGGGGTCCACGGACACGGCAATCGTGGTCCCCAAGCCCGCCAGCCGCTTTATCGCGTTCCAGCTGGTTGACGATCTCGGTCACACCACGCGCTACATCTCCAAGCTGCGTTCGCGCATCTGGGCGCCCAACGCCAACGAAAAGGAAGGCGCCGCAGACGGATACGGGTTCACCGCCCGCATCTTCCCCAATAGCAACAAGGAGCTGTTCGCGCTCCAGAAGTCGGCGGCATAGCCATGATCCGAGTGGAGCTGACCAAGGAAACAGAGCATTTCCCCGCTGGCGCGGTCATCGCGGTCGATGAGAACTCAGCCAAGGCGCTCATTGCCCGCAAGGAGGCCAAGCTCGTTGGCGAGGTCGAGCCCGAGGTGGTCGAATCGGGCGGCGAACGGGCGCGGGCCATCAACGCCGCCGCCAAGGCCGACACCGAAGCCGAGGCCGAAGGCGAGGACCCGCCGAAGAACGAAGCCCGCAGCACCGCAAAGGGTTCCAAGTAACCACAGCCGTCACCCCGCGCCGTTTCCCTCGGCCCGGCGCGGGGTGGCTTCACCTGTCAATGCCGGGGAGCCGAGGGAGAATCTGAAATGGCAAAGCAGACAACAAGTCCGGCCGAGGCCGAGGCGAAGGGCATCGAGACTCAGCAGGTCGCCTACGGCGGCCACGCCTACGAAGTGCCTGCCACGGTGGATGATTGGCCGATTGAAGCGCTGGAGGCAGCCGAACGAGGACTACCATCCACGCTGCTGCGAAGCGTGCTCGGACCGGCACAGTACGGCGCGTTCAAGGCGCGGCATAACACCGTCAAGGATCTGCGGGCGCTCTCCGACGCCATCGCCGAAGCGTCCGGATTCACCGCCGCGCTGGGAAACTAGTTGCGCCAGTGATCCGCACAGTGCCTCCGACATGTGTTGCACTGCGCGGGTTTCTGGCCCTGCTCCGGTTCCACTGCGATCTCGTCGAGGCCGATCTTTCGACGTTCCATCACATCGACTACCGGGACCGCTGGCGTCGAGACTCCGAGGGGATACGGCGGCTCACGCTGCGCATGATCCATGTACGCGTGACGCATCTACCCGCCACATCGGCTCTGTCCCTGCACTTTTCCAACGGGAAATCAGCGTGGGACCTACACGCTCACCTCATGGCCGACATGGTGACCGCCTGGACCGGACACCAGTACGACCGCAACGGCGAGCAGGCCCACGCGCAGAAGCAAGCCACCGAGCGTCGGGAGAAACGGCGCGAGTCTGCCCGCAAACGCGCACGAGCGCACAACAGCCGAACGGTGGCCGATGACATCGCCAGAGCCAAACGCAACGCCAGAGGGGGTCAATGATGGCCGATAAGACCAACATCGGGTACGCCATGCTCCCGGTGGCGCTGTCTTTCGAGAACATCACCAAGGAGATCGCCAGCAAGCTCGGTATACCCCTGAAAGCGGCGGGCGCCAAGGCAGGTGTGGACGCGGGCGCGGCCATCGCCGCTGGTGTCGAGCAGGCCAAGGGCAAGGTGGAATCGTCCAGCGCGAAAGTCGCCACGGCGTTGAAGAAGATTGAGGACCAAACCGGCAAGGTCAAGGTGGCCGAGGCCCAGCTACAAGCGTTGCGCGACAAGGGTGTCACCGATGCCGGGCGGCTGGCGGCGGCCGAGGAGAAGGTGGCCGCCGCGCAGCGCAACCTCACGCAGGCCGAGAACGCGCACACCAACGCCACGGGCGCGCTGCGCAACGCCCAAGTCAACCTCGCCAAGGCCCAAAAGGATGCCGGGGATGCTGCCGAGGGCGCGGCGGTCAAGTTCGGTCTTCTCTCTCGCGTCAGCGGCGCCACCGGCAACGCGCTCGGCGCGGCGGCATCGGGTGCGCGCAGCCTAACTGGGAGCTTGGCGGGCGCGGCCGGCCTCGTCGGTGGGGTGGCCGCCGTGACCACCACCTTGACCAAGGCGCTCACAGTCGGGTTGGACTACACGCGGTCGATGAACACTATGCGGGCGGTATCGGGCGGCACCGCAGAGCAGATGGCGCAGGTGGGCGCGCGGGCACGTGAGCTGGGCAACGACATCAGCTTGCCGGGCACCTCGGCCAACGACGCCGCTGCGGCCATGACCGAACTGGCCAAGGGTGGGTTCGATGTTCAGCAGTCGATGGACGCTGCCAAGGGCACGCTCCAGCTGGCGGCCGCTGCCGGTATCTCCGCCGCCGAGGCCGCCACCATCCAGTCCAACGCCCTGAACGCCTTTGGCCTGAGCGCCGACTACGCGGGCAAGATGTCCGACATTCTGGCCAACGCCGCCAACGCCTCCAGTGCCGAGATCACCGATATCGCCTATGGGCTCCAGGCCGGGTCGGCGGTGGCCAACCAGTTCGGGATCAGCGCCAAGGACACCGCCGCGACGCTGGCGCTGCTGGCCAACAACGGCATCAAGTCCTCCGATGCCGGTACGTTGCTCAAGTCCGCGCTGCTGCACCTGGCCGCACCGTCCGATCAGGCATCAGCTGCCCTCGATGCCCTCGGGGTGCAGGCCTACGACGCCCAAGGCAATTTCGTCGGGCTCGCCGCGCTCATGGGTCAGCTCCAGGAGGCATCCAAGCGGCTGACCCCGCAGATGTTCCAGGAGAACGCCGCCATAGCGTTCGGCTCAGATGCGGCCCGCCTGGCGGGCATCGGCGCCAAGGAGGGCGCCGACGGGTTCAACAAGATGGCCACGGCCATGGACCGCTCGGGGGCTGCTGCCGACGTGGCCGCCGCACGCACCAAGGGCCTGCCCGGTGCGGTGGAGCGCATCAGCAATGCGGTCGAGTCGTTCTCGCTGGCGCTCTACGACGTGATCAGCGGTCCCGCCCAACAGTGGGCCGACCGGCTCGCCGAGGGTATCGGCAAGGCCGAGGACGGATTTAAGGCGGCTGTCCCCTACGTCAAGGACTTCTTCAAGGAGATCGACCAATCGGGCGTCATCGATCTGGTCAAGGGCGCGTTCTCCACGCTGCTGGCCACCGTTACCGGCGTTGTGACAGCAGGGATCGCGGTCGGGCGGTTCTTCAACGAGAACAAGGAGCTGGCCGGGGGCCTGGCGGTCATCCTGACCACCCTGCTCGCGCCCGCGCTGGCGGCCATGGCGGTCTCGGCGGCATCGGCGGCCGCCGCGATGGTGGTCTCGGGTGCGACGACGGCCGGGTACTACGCCCTTGTCGCGGCCACCAAAGCGTGGACGATCGCACAGTGGCTACTCAACGCCGCGATGTCGGCCAACCCGATCAGCCTTATTGTCATCGGAATTGCTGCTCTTGCAGCTGGATTGATCTACGCCTACAAGCATTCCGAGACGTTCCGGCGCATCGTCGATGCGGCCTGGAAAGGCATCAAGGAGGCCGCATCAGCGGTCGTTGATTGGTTCACCAACACGGCGTGGCCTTTCCTGCAACGCGTTTGGGAAGGAATCGCCGCTGGCTGGCGCGGGCTCGTGGACACCGCCGAAGGGGTATGGACCGGTATCCGCGACAAGTTCAACGCCATGGTCGATTTCTTCTCCAACCTGCCATCTGCCATCAAGGAGAAGACAATTGGCATGTGGGACAGCATCAAGGACTCGTTCAAGTCGATGGTGAACGGGCTGATCATGATGTGGAACGCCATGGCCGCCAAGCTGACGTTCACCATGCCGGATATCCCCGGTGTCCCGCGTCGCGGCGAGAGCATCCAGCCCATTCCCTCGCTGCCGATGCTGGCCGCTGGCGGGGTTGCCGGCCGGACCACCGCAGGCCGTCTCTGGGGGCCGGGGACCGGCACCAGCGACTCGATCATCGGCGTTGATACACGCGGGTACCCAACGGCTTTGGTTTCCACCGATGAGGGTGTGGTCAAGGCCGCGGCGATGCGCGGAAACGGCGCCGCTGTCGTCGCGGCCCTCAATGCCGGATGGTTGCCCTCGGCAGAGTACCTGCGCGCGATGCTCATTGACGGCGGCCTGCCCCGCTATGCCGAGGGACTGAACCCCGGCGCCGATTTTCTGCGCACCACCATCATGCAGATGTGGCCCAAGATCACTCGCATTGGTGGCCGCCGCTCCGAAGATGGCTACGGCGAACACAGCACGGGCAACGCCATCGATGTCATGATCCCCGACTACAACTCGCCCGAGGGCATGGCGCTGGGCAATAGCGTGCTGGCCTTCTTGCAGAAGAACGCCTCCACTCTCGATGTGAACGGGATCATCTGGCGCCAAACCTCATACGGATACGGCGGTAGCTTCGCCACCGGGACCGGCATGCCCGATCGCGGCACCCCGACTCAGAACCACATGGATCACCTGCATGTGATCCTGGGCAAGGGGCGCGGTGTGGGTGCGGTCCCGACTGCTGTGCCGACGGCGGCGCTCTCCGGCGGTGCGGGCGTGTCCGCTCCGCTGTCGGCGGGCGGCGGTGCGGGTGGCGGTGTCCCCGCTGGTGCGACCGCTGGCGTTGGCCCCAATGGTGAAGCGGGCTACTACCAGAGTGATCCGCGCAAGGTGCGCGACGCCGAGCAGAAGGTGGCCGATGCCGATGACCGGGTGAAGCGCGCCGAGCAGCGGGTGGCCGAGCTGAGCAAGAAGGCCAAGGAGTCCGAGCGGATGACCGCGCAGGACAACCTGGAGAAGGCCAAGCGTGAAGCCCGCGATGCCCGAGATGACTTGGAGCAGACCAAAAAGGGCAAGTTCACCGAGACTAGGCAACCCAAGGGCGGCAATGGTATTGGCGGTGCCGGTGGCGGCGGTGACCTCGGCGGTGCGGGCGGCATCTTCGGATCGTTCCTCAAGGAGACATTCGGTCTTGACGGGTCATGGCTGCCGGACATCTCAAACTTCGGTCCCCTCAAGATGTTTGACTCATTCATGACGGCCTTCAAGGGGCCGATACAGGGTGCCATCGACGGTCAGCTCGGCATCCAGCAACCCGGCTGGACACCCGGCTCGGACTGGCAGCCGTCCTCGGCAGCCCCGGTGTCCGCTGGCGGTACCGCCGCGCCCGGTCAGGGCAACGCCCCCGGCACCGAGGGCGGTCTGAACATCGCGGGCCTGAACCTGCCCGGTTTCGCACCGCCCAACGTCGATGCCTCAATCCAGGTCACCGCGAACGGCCCCGGCGCCGACGAGATCGCCACGGCGGTCCGCCGCGCCGCACCCGACCAGCAGACGCGGCTGGGCGCTGCGATCCCGACGGGCTTCTGATGGCGCTACCGGCAGATACCTCCTGGGGTGCGCTTCCCGAGCGGATGCGCGCCGAGCACATCGAGTGCCGCATCATCGACACGACCGGCAACGTGTGGCACCTGTCGGGTCCCAACGCGGGCGTCGAGGGCGCCATGATCAACGGCGCCATTGACGGGCTCGGTGAGATCCCCGGCAAGGGTGTGTGGTCCGAGACCGCCAACAGCGCCCCCTACTTCGAGCGGTGGATCGACGGCCGCCACGAGATCGCATTCCGGGCGCTATTGATCGATGATCACGCATTCGGCTGGTATGGGACGCGCCGACGGTTCATGGACGGCCTCAAGGTCGATACCCCCTCGTGGTTCACCGTCACCTCACGCCTGTACGGCGAGGTCTGGTTGCCGGTGCTGCGCGACTCGGTGCACACCATCTACGAGGACGACCCGACCGCCGATGACACCAACTACAGCCTTCATGAGCTGGTGCTGGCGGCCTCTGGTGATCCCCGCTGGCGGCGGCCCGACCGGGTGGGCATGTGGCAATCGACCAACGGGCAAAAGGTCGGCTCGATCCGTGTGGTCAATCGCAGTGACGTACCGATCAGGCCCTACTTCATCTGCGAAGCACCAGGGCGGATCAAGCTGCCCGATGGGCCGGCCGCTGTCATCACCGCCCCGGACGCCGAGGACCACATCGACTTTCCCGGCCTGCTGGGACTGTTCGGCTTGTCCTGGCTCACCCCGCGCGGTCTGCGTCGGCACCGCGAGCCCGAAATGGTCATCGACTTCACGCTCTACGAGGACGAGCACACTCTCATCGACACCGACCCCTGCAACCGCATTGCCATCAGCGACAAAGACCCGGTGGACAACATCGGGTTGCAGTTCATCCGCAACTCCGAGATCGCTTCACTGATCACCGGAAACGCTGGCGAGCGCGGCCAAACCATCATGGAGCGGCTACGCGGGCAGGGCTTCTCGGTGCCGATCCCGGCACGGTCGGAGGCCTCGCTGCCGGTCTACCACTCCCGACCAGGCGGCCGCATCTGGTGCGTGGTACCGCAAAGGTTCGACCATGCCACCTAGCGCCATGACCGGCGCGGTGATGGACCGGCTGGAGTCTCAGCGGTACGCCTACATCAACAGGCCGCCCCAAGTCCCGCTCTTTCGGGTGTGGGATAAAGACTTTCGGCTGCTGTGTCAGATCGCCGACCCCGAAGAGGCGGTCTGGGAAGAGCTCGACGACAAGGTAGGCGGCGCTCAGGTCACCATCGCCGGGCAGCGGTTCGCCTGGCTGCGCAAGCTCATCACGCGGGACATCCCGTATGACGAGAACCTGATGCTGACGGTAGACCCCGATGTCACCAACCCGCACGACTTCATGGCCCGGTGGGGTGGCTGGATCGATGACATCGACGACATCGTGGAGGCTGGTCAGCCAACTCGAACAGTGTTGAAGTGCACTAGCTTTCGTGATCATCCGAACTTTGTCAGCGTCGCGGCCAACCCTATCTTTCCGCCGGAGGTGCAGGCGCCCAAGATTTTCATGAACGGCGGCCCGACGGCCTGGACCTGCGCAAGTACGGCTTTTATCAACCTGTTTCGCATCTACACTCTCAACGGTTTTCACCCAATCCCACGAAACCTGTTCGCCCCCAAGACATGGCTGGAAAACCTGCATATCTTGAATTGGCCGATTCAGGTTATGCCGATGGTGCCGCTGCTGGACCAGACGCGGTGGTGCGTGCTCTCGTCGCGGTGGAAGTCGCTGGAAGAGGCGCAGGCGCCACTGCTCAAGGACGCGGGCGTGACGTGCCGCGCCTATACGTGGCTGCCCACAGATCCGGCCCCCTACACCATGTTTGGCCCAGAGCTCGCCGAACTGTTCCGCCCGAAACGGGCCTGCATCATCTTGTCCTACGAGGACAACTCGGGTGTGGGCGGTCCCACGGGAACGCTCATCGACGGCGCTATGAACCTCATCGCAGCAACACTGGATGACTTTCTGGCATCGACGATCATTCCGCTGGACCAAGACGGCGACGGCATCCCCGACCCGTTCATCCGCAAGTTACTCGGCGTAGCACCCAAGCCTTCCCCCTACACGTATCGGGACGCCGAACATGGCGGTATCCGTAAGTCCACCATGTCAATTCACAAACGGCGCGCCGTCACCATCCTGACGGGCGGCAAGAGCCCGGCATGGCTCAACCAGGCCATCAGCTTCATGATCCGCTACGGCCTGGCCCAGCTTTCCCAGGTGATCAACTACGGCCTGGGCGCCTACCAGCAATACGGTGTCAACGGGCTTGACAATCTCTATCAGGGGCAGCTCGACGACGTGTTTTTGCCATTCATGCAGTGGCGCAACCCATTTGCCTCTGCCAAGGCCGGACCCTATGCCCGCAACGAGTTCATGGCCTCGGGCTCCGGATCGGCGTACACCGTCAGCTCGATACAGGCCATCGCCGACGGCGACCACAAGAACCGCGCCTATGTCTCGTTCAACCAGGACGTGGGCGATGTGGCGCCGTTCGTGATTGACAAGGATTTCGGCCTGGGACACCGAGTCAACGTCGAGCGTTCCGAGATTCTGTACACCGAGCAGGTCAAGGGCATCCGTCGCACCCTCAAGCGCGGTGAGCCTTGCCGCCCAACACTTCTCGTGGGCGATGACACTCGCGAGGAAGACGGGCTATTGCGGGCATTCCGCACCATCGGCGACGTGGCCAACTTCGCCGCAACCATCGCATCCGCAGGAGGCATGTTCTAGTGACCGAGGCTCAGGTCTTCCCCGAATTTCCCTATGACCGCAAGTTCACCCGCGCTGAGCTCGACGAGATAACCGACGAAGCACGCAAGCTCGCCGACGCCATGCGCGACGGCCAGGCCCCCAACGGCGCCACACTGTGGATCGACGAGAGCATGCTCCAACTCTGGTGCGTGCACGGCGTTTTGGCCGGTGTGCGGGTGCATCCGGATCTGGCCTACATCGTGGCCATCAAGCAGCCCGATCAGCACGCGGTATTCGAGGATTCCGTGCAGTGGGTGCTGCGCGAGGACGCCCCCGAGATCGATCCCGAACAGGACGAGGCCGAGGCCGAGCGGATTGCCACCGCACTGACGCAACGACTTCCCGACGAGGTGCGCCGTCTGGTGGCGCAGAAGATGACCGAGGCCTTCAACGAGGCGAACAAGGAGGACAGCCGTGGTTGACGTATTGCCCAGTGCCCCAGTCTGGCTGGGTGATCATCGCGGATTGTTGAGGTTCTACGCCTACCAGCGCAAGCCCGGTGACCCGCCCCAAACCATCGGCACGTTCACCCTCGATTCCGAGGATGCCGTGGTGGTGCTCAACGCGCTCAAGGGCGAAAAGGGCGAGCCGGGCACCCCCTCGCCCATCATCCGTCCGCAGTGGGGCCACGGCTATTCCAGCGTCGCGGCGCTGCATGCCGGAGAGAACACCCTGACGACGCTGGACGCGGGCCGCGCGTGGTACATCAACGGCACCTGGAACATCTGGACCGGCAGCGCGTGGCGCCAGGAGCAGGGCAGCCTGGAGGGGCCTCCCGGCCCCACCCCGGACCTGTCGATGTCCGCCGAGATCGTCCCGCAGCCGGTCTCGGGGCCGTACGGCGAGATCGTGGTGGACCGCAGCGGTACCGACGAAGATCCGCACTTTCACCTCAAGATCCCCGGCATTCCCGGTCCGCAGGGCGACAACTCGACGATCCGGGGCTCGCTGGACTACGACAACAGCGCCGACCCGCTCGATGGCCAGGGCATCGTCTTTGACATCACCAGCGGCAAGTTCAAGCCCGGCGATATGTCTCCCTACGCCGCCGAGCTGTACACGATCCCGCAGGGCGCATTCCAAAACGGCAGCTTCTCCACGGGCGAGCAGATCATCGCGCAACTGACCATCGAGGCACGCTCGACAGCCTGGTATCCCGACGTGATGGGCCACGTGCGGTGGCGCCGCGCCATCTTGTCCTCGGCGCAGGTCCAGATCGAGGTCCGCATCGAGCCGGAGAACAGCTCACCGTCGGTGCCGGGCAACGCCCCGATCTGCGCGCTGGGGCCATTTGACCCGTCCACGCTGGACACCACGACCGTCTCGCACATCGCCCCGCACTTCTCCCACGAAGGCGACCCGATGCGCGCGGTGTCGCCCACCTCGGCGGTCGGGCGCATCCCGGCCGGCCAGGCGGTGAACGTCTATGTGATCGCCCGCCGCATCGGCGGTAACGGTTCGTACATCATCGACGCCGAATGGTCCCAGCTGGCCCTGCGCGCCTACCCCGTGAGCTGACATGCCCAGAGTGGTTGACCGGCGCCCGCGCCGGGTCGCGGACAAAGACCCCCTTGCCGGGCTACTGGGCTATGACCTCACCGAGGCCGCCGAGTACGCCGGTCAGGGCATCCGCGACTTCATGTTGCAGATCCGCGACACGTGGGCGCAATGGCTCAGGGACGCCACGGGTATCGACCTGACGGCCGCCAATGAGTTTTTCGATTACCTTGTCTCCGAGTTTCTTTCACGCAGCCAGCTCGACCTATCGAGCCCGCAGAAGTTCGTCGAAAGCCTCGGCGACCTACTGCGGACCGGCGCCGAGGAACTGTTTAACAACAGCGTCATCGCTATCTCGCGTATCGGCAACATCATCCAGGACTTGATCAACGGTGCGGGCGAGTTCCTGACCGCCGACAGCGTGAAAACCAACCCATTCTGGTCTTGGGATTCCGTGATGCCCGGCTTCATCTCGGGCGGCTCAATTCGCGCGACCGCCAACGGCACACAGCAGGTCATGCGTTCAGAGCCTTTCCGGGTTTTCCCTGGCCAGACCTTAGAGCTGCGCGCCGCCTCGCAATGGACCGGCGCCGCCGCCACCGCAGGATCAAACCCGGTCAAGGTCGGATTCACCCCGTTCGATGAGGCAGGCAATCCGCTGGCCGATGTCATTCGCGGCACCTTGCAACCCTCCGGTGATCATGGCTGGCAATGGGTTCCAGTACAAGAAAAATGGCCGGTGCCCACCGGAGTCAAGTACGTCTCGCAGCTGCTCATCCTCGATAGCGGCGCAACGGCTGGAACCTTCCGATTCTCCAATGCCTCGGCGTGGGCGTCGAACCTACTCGATATCGAGCTGGTCAAGGATCTGCGCGGGATGGTCGATGCCATCGGCGGAACGGTCAACTCCGAGGCAGCCGACATTGCCGCACGCCTACAAGCGATTACCGCTGACGGCAAGATCACCGCGACCGAGATTGTCGGCCTGATTCAGCAGGCCCAAGTCTCGGGTCTGGTGATCATCCAAACGGTTCTCAATCAGATCCGCGACGTTGTCAACGGCAACGTGGTCACGCCCATCAACAATATCGTGCAGGACTTCATCGCCTGGTTTGGCTTGAATCAGAACAAGACTCAGAAGCTCACCAGCGGTGGCTACTTGAGCACATCCGATGTAGTCGGCAATTTCGATATGAGCCGGGTCGATGATCTTGTCGATAACCTCGGCAACATCCTGTCCGGGGTCAAGGACGGCGCCGACGGCGTGGGCACCGGCACCACGGGCGCTATCGGGGACCGCATCAATCAGGCCAAGGACTCGCTACTGGCGCTGCTGGGCCTGTCTCAAGATGCGCTCAAAAGCGCTATCGCCGCACAGACCACCCTGCAAGAGCAGGAGACCGAGCAGAACACCGGCGACGGCAACAGCTACAGTTTCGTGTTCTCCGGGGCAGACGGGGCCGCGCTGAATGCGACCGATTGGACCACCGGCCCCACGCCCGGCGATATCACCATCCGGGGCGACTCGGGATATGCGGGCGTCAAGAACGGCAACCCTGACGGGTACTACTTCGCCAGCCCCAACTACACCTATGCCAGCGACGGACAGTCGGCCTCATTCGTGCTCGGCAACACCCAAAACGGAAACTACTACTCCGGGGTGTTCATTCGCTGCAACGCCGATCGCACCACCGGCGCCTACTGCCTGGCCAAAGAGGGCGAGGTCCTCGTCGGCAAGTTCACCCGCTCGGGCACCAGCTGGACGTTCGCCACACCGATGACCTTTCAAGGCGGGCTGTCATCGGTCAAACAGGGCGCCCGTATCGAAATCCGTTGCAGCGGCAACAACTTCTTTGTCCGCGTGAACGGCAAGCCGGTCACCTCAGCGACCGATGTCGCGGGCACCATCGGCGCCGGGCCGGACTATCGATACGCCATGTTCATCGAGCAGCGGGCAACGTCGTGGTTCACCTACGACTCCTACCGCATTGCAGCATTCGCCATGTCCGATTACAGCCCCTCGGGAGGTAGTGCCACCTTGTCGAACGCGTGGAGCCTAACCCGCTCGTCCACATCGGGTTTCACCTATACCGACCCCATCACCTCAGCGGGCCTGCTACCGGCGTCGTTTTTCACCTTCACCGACTACGCCAATGGCGTCACCATCACCGACCTTGGCCGGGGCGCGGTGACCGTGGATCAAGCCGGGCTCTACAAGCTGGCCACCACGTGTCGCCCATACTCGGCCAAAGGTCCGGTGACCCCGCATTGGTGCCTGTACCGCAACGACGTTCAGGTCACCGGCGCCATCGGCCCCGGCGCCGAATTCGAAATCCTGCTCAACGCAGGCGACAAGATCCAACCCGCCCTGATCGTCGTCGACTACGACGTGCGCTCCAACGGCTCCACCGGCTCGGAAACCGTTGTCTCGCGCACCATCACCCAAGTGTTCGGCGTGGCCTCCTTCACCGGCCGAAAACTCATCTAACCCCACACCACAGGAGAACTCACCCATGACCACACCGCAAGCACCCACCGCAGAGGACACCGAGGCTCTAATAGACCCCCCGGCGCCCTCACCCACCCCGGATCCACCCGCGCCAGAACTGTCGCAGGAACCGTCCACGGCACCGCAGACCCCGCAGATGCCCGAGCCGGGCACCACATTCACCATGCCCGAGCTACCCGGAATCACGTTCACGGTAGTGCGCGGTGGCCTCAACGACGAGGGTAAAACCAACCCCGCCAACTGGATTGCAATCACCGGTACCGACGACGACGGAAACATGGTCTTCCGGGCGGGGTTCGCAGGCCCCTAAATGCCCTGGTCTACAGACCCGAGCATCGCCCCTGGCCGCTCGGGCGGTAAGTGGTACCCGAACCCGCACGTACCGGCACCGGCGCCGACTGGCCGGTGGCACGCGGTAATCGGACTCGATAGCGCACTGGCGGTGATGTGCGTCGGGCACGTCGAGCTAGTAGCCTTGCAAGCCCTCGGCGTGGTGCTGTCGGTGCACGCCGATCGCGCGCTGGCATTGACGGCGGTCTACCAGCTGGCGACCAAGCGGCCAGTGTTGGTGACCCGCGATCTGCAACTACAGGCCACGTTCCAACAGGACCTCGCGCTGGCGCTGACCATGGAGCGGGCACTGTTCCTGGCCAAAGTGATCGGCGCGGACCTCAGTAGCGCACTGGAGATGACCGGCACCATCGGTTTGCAACGGGTGGCCGCGATCGATCTGACGCGCAACCTCACCGCGCCCCGCTCGATCAGTTTCGACAAGCTGCTGCCCGTTGGGCTCACACGCACCGTGGCGATGTCCTCGGCCCTGGTGACCGAACGCGTCGCCAAGATCGACGCCGCCCTGTCGGTAACCATGACGCGGGCATGCAGCCTCGGCTATCCGCCAGGCGGGCTGCCCACGCTGGCCACCTACACCACGGCCGGGGCGTTCACCCACAACATCGTGCGCAACGCCGACTACATGGACTGCGTTGGATGCGGCGCCGGGGGAGGCGGGGGCGGCGGTGACGGCGGTCTAGGCAGCACAGGACAAGGCGGACGCAAGGGCGGATGGAACAACGCCACCGTAGCCCGCAACATCGATCTGCCTGGATCGGCGCTGACGATCACCGGCACCGTGGGCGCGCCGGGAACTGCGGGCGCCAAAGAGAAAGACGGCGGGCCGGGCGGTGACACCACGTTCTTGGTCAACGGAATCACCACAACGTGTGCCGGTGGGGCGGGCGGTAAAGGCGCCTACGCGGGAAACGGACTGAACCAGCCCGGCGAGGCTGCGGGCAACACCACCGTCAACGGACAGCCCTACAGCGGCGGCGCGCAAGCGGGCACCAACACCAACGGCAACTCACCCGGAGGCGGCGGCGGCCCCGGCTCGGGCGGCGCTTTCGGCTTCGCCAACCCCGGCCGCGTCGGCGGAACGGGCATAGCACATATCCGGTCGTATCAATAGAAAGGGAAATCCACTATGGCATGGGGAATTTCGGCCTACCTGGCGAACAAACTGCTCGATCACATCTGCCGCAACGCCGCCTACACACCACCGGCGACGGTGTACGCCAAGATGCACACCGGCGATCCCGGCGCGGCCGGAACGGCCAACGCGTCCTCGGTGCCCACCCGGTACGCCTGCGCGTTCAACGCGGCGGCATCCGGGTCGATCACCCAATCCAATACCCCCGAACACACCCTCGGCGCCACGGAAACCATTGCAGGCGTCTCATTCTGGGATACCCCCGGACCTACGGGCGGCAACTTTCTGTGGTCTTCCCAGGCGACCGCGAGCAAGTCGGGGGCTAGCGGAGACATCATCCGCATCAACAGTGACTCACTGACCCTCGCGCCGTTGGCCACGACATGATGCGCCGCCAGCTGCTCGGCGTGGGCGCGCTGTGTCTTGCCCTGTTCGCCGCCGCATTCCGCCTCGGCTGGTGGGCCTCCGACCAGCTGTCCTCCTACGCCCAAGAGATCGACCCCGGCATTGAAAGGTTGTACACACGATGAGCTTTCGCACCGCATACGGCAATACAGTGTCCGAGAACGGTTGGCGCATGTGCAACCGAGACGAATGTGACATCGTGCGCATCGACGAGCTCTACCTCGTCGATACCGCACCGCTGCGCAAGGGCGCCCCGCTGACCATCCTCGGCGCCTGGCTGTACTGGTATGACCGCAACGTCGAAGAGATCGACTCCCCGGTCTGGGGCTGGTCGCTGGAGAACGAGGTGGCCAACTCAAATCACCTGGCGGGCACAGCCGTTGACGTGAACGCACCCAAGTATCCATGGAAGCAGTACACGATGTCAGCGGCCAAGATCGCCAAGGTTCGCCAGGGCCTCAATCTGTTTGAGGGGTCTGTCTACTGGGGGCGCACCTGGGGTGAGAAGAACATCGGATCGCCGGACGAAATGCACTACCAGATGGCTTGGCCCGAAGGCGATGCGCGAAACGCCGCATTCGCCAAGAAGCTCCAAGACGGATACCTCGGCATCTACCAGGCATCCCCACCCGTGATCGTGCCCCCGGCAAAGGTCTGGCCGCAAACGGCAACCGATCGCGAGCTGCTGGAGTACATCGCCGCCCAGCTCGGACCCGGAGATCCGGCATGGGCATCCAAAGGTATGACCTTGCGCGACAAGGTGTGGTCCAAGTGATCCGCATCGGCGACCGCAACCAGGCCGTCCGGCAGTGGCGCGCCGTGATGAACGACTGGTTTGGGCCGCTGTACACCCGGCTACTGGGACCGCTGCCCCGCGACACCGACGAATTCGGTCCCCGCGCCGCGTCCTGGGCAGCCGAGTACCAGCGCCGCACCGGCCAGGTCCCCACCGGCGAAGTGTCCGATAACGACCTGCGCGCGTTGGGTATTGCGCCCCCGGCCCCGCCCGAGGGCCGCCACCTCGGGCTGATGTTCCGGGGCACCGGAGGCATCATCGGCCAGGACTACGTATCTCGTGTTATGCAGGCTGTGGCCAACCTCGTTGAAGAGGTACACCCCGAGTTCGCCGCGACCATGGGTGGTCTGCCGGTCGGCGCTGCTGGCGGTCCGGGTGACATTTCGATGGCCAAGGCCGTGGACATCGCCGTGGCCGACGCCAAACGCATTTTCCTGGAGCGCTACCGGATCAACCCCAACATCAGGGTCGTCATCGGCGGGTACTCGGCGGGCGCCGTCGCGGCGGCCAAGTTCCGTGCCTGGCTGGCCGAGCACTACCCGGATAACTACCTGTGCTCATTCAGCATCGGCGACCCCACGCGTCCGTATGGTGGCAGCTACTACGGCGGTCCCGTCCTTGCTGGACAGGGCATTTCATCGTGGCGGTTCGGCGATGTCAAGGACTACCGGCACTGCTGGCTCACCGAGCCTGGCGATATGTACGGCAACATTCCCCTCGGCGTGGTCGGGGACATCATGGACGACTGTTTCGACATGGTGACAGCGTTTCAGCTCTCGGATCCACTCGGGGCCGCTGGCGCCATCCTGCCGAAAATCCCCGAGATCGCCACCAAGGCCTTGGGTATCGAGCTGCCCGCCGTATTCGGCGCCCTCTCTGGCGGCCCGGCCGGCATTGCAGCCATCGGCCTGCCGCTGGTCATGGGCGGGCTACAGGGCCTACTTGGGTGGGGCGATGTCAACAAGCTGACCGGCCCGGCCGCCGCAGCACAGGCCGCGATCATCGCTCTGCGGTTCGTCACCGCCAATCCCCCGACAGCGCCACACATTCAGTACGAATTCCGTGAAGTGTGGCCCGGCCAAACCTATCTCGGTCTGGCCATCCAGCACGTGCGCGACTGGTGCACCCGCACCCCCGCCATAGCCGCGTAACCACCACCCCTCGAAAGGATCTCGAAATGCCCAACGACAACGTACGGTTGGCAATTCATGCCGCCAGCCTTCTCACCTTTCTCATTGCTGTGGCGATCCTCGTTGGCGTCAACCAGCTGGAGAGCTCCGAAGCGCTCCAGTGGATCACCATCGGCGCCGGTCTGATCACTGCCGGGCTGTCCACAACCAAGATGATTCAGGACCGGCGCGGCGGTGGGCCGGACGGGTCGGCTCAGTGATCCTGCCACCGGTACCGATCACCGAATGGCCCCCATTGCCTCCGCTGGCCCGCGACGGCTGGGAACTGGCCACCTGGATTGTCATCGCCCTGGTCGTGCTCGTCCTCGGGATATACCGCAAGGATCTTCGCGCCGTGCTCCACCAGGTCAAGAACAGCCACGAGACCAACCTCCGCGACGACGTGGACGGAGTTGGCGACCGACTCGACGACGTGCTCGACCGGCTCGAAGAGTTCGGCCGCGACCTACGCGGAATGCGCTCCGATATCGGCGGCCTACGCGGTGAGCTGAGAGAAGAACGCAAGGACCGCTTGGCATTTGAGCACCAGGTAACAGAGAAACTGCGCGGCTCAAACTAGCCGACCAAAAACGCCCCTGCTCAAATCCACTGAGCAGGGGCGTTTTTCGGCATTCCTAAGCCTTATTGGCTTGACATGACGGCACAACGTGATCGTTGGTGATCGCATGCAGGTACCAAACGTTCTTGACTTGCGCCAGCTCAAAGGTTGCTTCCGATGCTGCCGGAGCCTGGATTTGAGGGTCGTTGATTGTTCGCTGCGTGACGGACGTGTACGTGTAGCAGATGACCAGTGTTGCGGTGGACGCATTCAACGCAGTCGCGGATGTGGCGGCGAGATTCAAAGGGCCGGTTGGGTAGCTTTCGGCCTCGTCGGTTTCTTTGTTGCGGCCCACCGTTCCCAGTGAGCGCACATCTTCAAAGAGCGCATTCCATGCCGTCCCCTCCAACTGTGGATCAACGACAGCCACGTACCGACGGTAGCTGGGACTGCCTTGCCCCGGTGCTCGGTAGCCTTCCACGGCTGGCCATATGTCCTTGGTGAACCTGGTGACTACCCCGTCCGTGTCGGGTGTTGAAATGGTGGACGTGCTCGCGGCGGGCGTTGTCTCGGGCGCGTTCGTTGCGGTGCAGCCCGCCACCATCGCAACCAACAGCAGCGAGGCGAAAAGCCTTGTGGGTTTCACGGATTGAGCCTCAGCACATCGGTTATCCGCCCGTCCCTGTTTGCATTGTCGATGCGCACCGGCACCCCCGAGTAGGGCGCGTCAGTCTTTCCATGCCTGGTCGCGCGCCGGGCCGGGGCCAAGGCTTTGGTCGTATCCGGGCGGGTTATCGGCCATGGGGATCGTCTTGCCGGGGATCATGGTCGGCTTGGCCCCGTTGGGGTACGGGGGGTTTCCATCGGCGCCGCCGATCGGCCCGGAGGCAATGCCGGTGACGGTAAACGTTAAGTCGCCACACAATCGGACACATCAAGAGAACCGACGCCGAGCTGTGATCAGGGCGATGGCCGCGACCAAACCTATGCCGGTAGATCATCCAGTCGCCGGAATGAATCGACCATGCGGGCTATCCGGGCCGGAGCCACAGCCGTGTAGATAGCGGTTGTGGAGGGGTCTGTGTGTCCAAGGAACTCCTGTACGACCCGTAGGTCTTCATGCTCGATACCCGACGATCCAGCCCAGTGACGCAGCGAGTGAAACGTCGAGCGGGTACCGGACTTGTGGAGCCAGTCGTTCGAAAGCTGCGAGATCTGTTGGGGTGTGACTGGGCCAGTTCCCCGCTCGCGCCGAAAGCACAGCCCCTCGGGTGCAAGCGCCGGTTCGACCATTTGCCAAGCCCACTCGGGCAGCGCTGTGACTCGCTGGTATTCACCCTTGGTGCGCGTGAGCCGAAGGAACACCCCGCCCTCTGGGCGCCGTTCGATGTTATCCCGTTCGAGGTGGGCCACCTCTTTCGCGCGCAACCCGGCATATGCCGCCAGGATCAACCAAGCCCGCATCCGTAGGGACGGCGCATGCAGGATGGCACGCTCCATCGCCTCGAACACGATCGGCCTCGGTAAATTGCGCTTCTTGCGAGGAGTCACCAGCAGAGCGGCCGGGTTGTCAGCCCGGTACCCCCGCTGATGTATGTAGACGTAGTAGGGGCGCACCATCGCCGTCTTGTTGCGCAGCTGGTCCAACGGCACACTGTCTTGCCACGCCTCCAGCTCCCGTTCCGTGGCGTCAACAGGGTCACGCCCCAGGAAATCCACCAGGTACTGCATATGCATCCGGCGCAGCTTGATCGTGCGCTCCGCACGACCCGCCCGCAGCATCCACCGGCAATGCTCGTCGAGGTAGGACACCCCATAGCCATAGTGCCCACCCGGCAACGAATTCAATTGTGCGCCCCCATCATTCAGCTCAACGACTGGGGCCGAAACTAAGGTCAGGTGCCCATTTCCACGGGCGTTTCTGGTCACCGTTTGACTACCTTCTCGTCACCTACAAATAACGTCTGGGTGTTTCCTGTGAGCCACAGTTAGCCGCGCTATCTGCGCATTGGCGCGTGAGGTGCAGCTACGGCACTACCGCAATTGGTTAACTCGATGTGCCCTAAATCAGCGCTCAGCGAAGAACGACGCGACGCGATCACCTTTGCCGATCCCCCGAAAGTGCAGCCGCTCACGGGTGCGGGATTGCCCCTCGCCCCACAGCATTACGCCATTCAGCGCGTAGACGACATTCGCGTAGGCGGGCGTGCCAGGTAGCCGGTATGTGCACTCACGCACCGGCCCCGCCGCATCCGAATTACCACCGTTGGATATCCAGCCGTAAACGAAGGCCACACGGCCATGAAGCTGTGCGTCGGTCACGCGACAGCCCGAGCTTCCGATTTGCTGACCATGCTCACGAGGCGATCCGCTCAGACTCGCCTACCGGCGCAACCCACACAATTCGACCAGCGCCCTGACCTCGCTTACTGAAGCAACTCAATTTGTCTGACGTTGCAGCCGAGCCCGTAGGGTCGGCGTCATCCTCGGGAGCCAATGGCCCGCCCCACATTAGCCAGTCACGGTCAACACCGAGCGCCATCGCGATCTGACGGACCTTCACATTGACCCGCCGCGCGGCGCGGCCGAGTTCCATGCTCTGCCACTCACCAAAGGTCAATCCACATTGGTCAGCAGCCGCTCGCTGCGAGAGCTTTCGCTCCTGCCTTACCAGGACGAGCCGATTGGCCAAAGAGTCGGATGGCACCCATCCGACGTGCGCCTCAGTCATAACCGTCATGCACTAAACGTTATCAACACGCATGACACAGTGCAACACTTTGTTACGCGTTGACATGCCAATAATCATATAGGCGGCGTTTCACCCCTTGACGCACTTGTAAGTCAATGACTTAATTACATCCATGTCATCCCCAACCCGTGAGCTGATCGAGATTCAGCTCGGCGCGACCAAGCGGAAGTCGTTGACCGGCCTGGTGCGCCAGGGCCGACAGGCTGGCCACGGTTGGCGCAAGATCGCAGATGCCGTCTCCCGTGAGTCTGGAATCCCGGTGTCGCACACCACAATTGCGCGTTGGTTCGAGAATGAGGCGGTGACCTCATGAGCGCCCTGTCTCACCCCGCCGACGAGCGCCGCATACGCGAGATCGTCCGCGATGAGCTAGCCGCGCAAGCTGCCCGCACGGCCTCGTTCGCACTGGCAGAGGACTACGCCCCGGTCATCTATCTACCGGCCGTTATCAATCGGCGGCCCGACGAGCAGCACGGGGATTGCGGGACCAATCAGGAAGAGGTTCCGAACGGTCGCACCGGAACCGGCGTCGGTGAATCCCAGATCGACCACGTTGACGGTTCCGTTTCTTGCCGCACGTATGGCCGCCGAGACACCCTTGGCCTGCTCGGGCAGAAGCTCAATCGCCTGGCCCGCGTAGTGCAGAACGTGCGTCGGCTCGCCACCAATCTCAATGCTGTCCATAGTTCTCCCTCGTCGGCTGGTAGCACGAGGGTACGAGGGGTGGGTGGCCCCGCTACCACGGCCACCCACCCCGAATGGAAGCCACGCGGAACCGGCTCGGTCGGCGGTGCCGAATGAGCGCCGTTGAGCTGTTCACCTACGCGAACTCCCAGAGCGTCCGCGTCGTGCGGGGTCCCGAGGATCAGCCGTGGTTCGTGCTGGCCGACCTCTGCCGGGTACTCGATATTGCGAACGTGGGGAACGTCCTCGCCAGGCTCTCCGACGCTGATAAGAGTTCAATCCGCCTGACGGATGGAACCGCAGGGAACCCCAACAAGGCCATCGTGTCCGAGCCGGGTATGTACGAGGTCGTCATCCGTTCGGACAAGCCCGAGGCGGCGAAGTTCCGGCGTTGGATCACAACCGAAGTACTCCCCGCTATCCGTAAGACGGGCACGTATAGCCGCTACCCTGCACAGCCCACCGAGTTGCCCTCCAAGCGCCAGCTTGCCCAGATGGTGATCGATGCCGAGGACCGCGCCGAGGCCGAGACCCGTGCTCGCGTTGAGGCTGAGTCGCGTGCCAAGGAGTTGGCCATTCCGGCGTCGGCGTGGTCGCACATGGCTGACTCGACCGGCGACTACGCGGTAGACGACGCTGCCAAGGTTCTCTCGCGCGATCCTGCGATCAACATCGGTCGGGGCCGGTTGTTCTCATTCATGGCCGCCGAGGGGTGGATCTTCCGCGACAAATCCACCAGCCGGTGGAAGGCCTATCAGACACAAGTCGATACCGGCCGTCTGGTCGAAAAGCTCGGCTCGCCCTACCTGCATGAGCCGACCGGCGAAATGAAGCTGCCCGCGCCCACTATCCGGATCACCGCCAAGGGTCTAGCGGAGCTGCATAAGCGGCTGGGCGGGGCCGAGCAACTGCCCCTACTCGCATAGCGAAATCTGTTTCACCACAACCGAATAGGAAAACCCCGACGGCGGGCACTCTCGCCAAAGAACCACCCACCGTCGGGGCCACTTCAACCAGCCTACAAGGAGGCCGGTCATGCCCCACCGTATCTACACCCCTGCACAGAGTGTCGGGGGTGGTGCCCGATGACCATCGGACACGTCTCGCACCAGACCCCGCACGCCAGCGTCGTCGTCTCTCTCGGCGCCATCAAGGCGGTTCGCCTCGGCACCGGCATTGACCGCGGTGTCGAGGTCGAATTCGAGGGCGGCACGCTGCTGACCCTCGCCCCGGAAGTGCTCGACGACATCATGCGCGAACGGGTACAGCAGGTCGTCGCTCAGATGGACAACTCGGGCGTCGGCGGTCCCACGGGAACGCTGATCGACGGCGCCGCCCGCCTCGGCGGGGTGCTCGGGTGCGAGCCGTGGAGAGATCCGTGGTCGGAGCAGGGCAACCGATCGGGGGCAGCGCGATGACAAATATCATTATGCGCCATGCCTTTTGGACGGTCGCACTGCTGGCGTTCGTCTATGCCATCGTCGCTCTGTTCGATCAGCGCTACGCCCAATTCGCCGTCGTCATGGCTCTATTCGGTGTCGCGCTCGGCATTGATCTGTGGGTGAACCGGCGCGGCTGGTACCGCGACCGGGCAGCGGTCCTGCTGTTCATCGCCGCTCTCACCATCGGTGTTGCCGCCCTGTTCTCCGTACCCGCCGCGTACGCCGCCCTAACCACCTTCTCTCAGAACGGACTACACGAATGAATCTGCCCGAGGCCAAGATTGCGCCCGAATCAATTCCCGCCCTGACCGACCCCTACGGCGACATCAGGGGTATCAACAACGCCGCGATCATCATCGGTCTACAGAGCAAGCACGTCTATGCCGGGACCGTCCCCGAGGCGGTGGTACGCCAGCGGCGGGCCAAGAACCGCGCGGCGCGGCGCGCTCGGCGGGGGAACATCTCGGCCTTGCGCCGACAGGCCCGGCTCAACCGGAAGGTGCGCCGTCCTAGCCGCCGAATGCCATACGACATGGGCCACTTGATTGGTACGGCGCCGGGTGCCCCATGGCTGATCCACGAGCCGGAAGCTGGTGCGGCCGAATGAACCCCATCTACGAGCCCTACGCCAACCTCGCTGAGTTCCACGAGTCCATCAGCTACGGCAAGCACTCCAGCGGGCGTGTCTACTGCGGCCCATCCACTCCCGGCTACACCCCACGGCACCGCGCCGAGGACAACGCCAAGGTAGGTGCGTAATGCCAGAGCCAACACGGGCATTGCTCGAAATGGTCGCCGAGGTGGCGGACAAGCTCCAAGACCTCACGGCCCAGATCGAACCGGCTTCGCCGACATACCACTCGGGGCGCGCTTGGAGTCCGGAAGGACTGCGTGGATACGTGACCAGGTGGACCGCTGTGCTCGATGAGCGAGACGCCCTCAAGCGGGCGCTCACTGAGACATTGTGGGAGCTGCCCGCTGGTGCGAATCCTGATTATGCCGCCGCCGCGATCCTGCATCACTTTGACGTTAAGCCGAAGGGAGGCAAGGCATGACGCTCGCGTGGACCGAGAAGGTGGACGAGCTGCGTTCGCTCGGCTACCAGGACTGGGAGATTGCCAAGAAGCTCGGGAACTCGCCCGCGACGTTTCAGCGTATGGCCTTGCGGCACAACAAGGGTGTTGACGACCTCATGAACACCCTTGCGCGAGAAGAGAAACTGTCGCGGGGGTGGGTCTCGTGAAGACGCATCCGGTGGGCGTGGGCGATTGCCCCGCCGTCTTCGGCGCCTACTTCTGCACCCGCGACGACGGTCACGACGGCAGCCACATGGCGGCCGGGATCGGCGAGGTACTAGCGGTCTGGGATTCCGAGTTGGCCTGGTGCAACGGCGACCGCGAGGGCGGGCTGTGGTTCGGCAACACCGGGCGCGAGTGGGTCGAGGTCGCCGAATGAGCGAGCAGATTCCCGCCGAAGATGGCATGTACAGCGGCATTCCCGATGAGGTCTACCACGGCGACCGCACCAGCTTGTCGTCGTCCGGAGCCCGCGCGCTGCTGGCGCCGTCGTGCCCCGAGATCTTCCGCTACGAGCAGTTACAGCCCCCGGCACCCAAACCCCAGTACGACTTTGGTCACGTGGCCCACAAGTTCGTACTCGGCGAGGGCAGCGAGATCGCAGAGCTGGACCCGGCCATTCACGGGCTGAACAAGGATGGCTCCCCCTCCAAGGCGCCCACATCCACGGCGATGTGGCAGGAGGCCGCCGAGGCGGCACGCCAGCGCGGCCAGATCCCGATGCACATCGCCGAGGTGGCCAAGGCGCGGGCAATGGCGGCCAAGGTCCGCGAGCACCCGCTGGCCGCCGCGCTGCTGGCCGATGGGACACCGGAACTCTCCGGGTACTGGCACGACCCTGAGACCGGCGTACGGCTGCGATTCCGGCCCGACTGGCTGCCTAACCCCGGCCGGGGCCGCCTGATCGTCGTGGACTACAAGACGGCCACCAGCGCCCACCCTGGCCACTTCGCCCGCGCCGCTGCGGACTACGGATACCACCAGCAAGTCCCCTGGTATCTCGACGGCCTGGCCGCCTGCGACATCGCCGACGATGCCGCGTTCGTGTTCATCGTCCAGTCCAAGACGCCGCCGTTCCCGGTCTCGGTCATCGAGCTCAAGCCCGACGACATCGAGCTCGGCCGGCGCCGCAACCGCAAGGCCATCGACCTGTACGCCCAATGCGTCGCCGATGACCACTGGCCCGGCTACGGCGACCACGTGCACTCGGTATCGCTCCCCAGTTACGCCACCTACCAGCAAGAAGGAGAACTCGATCAGTGACCGTCACCCCCTACCAGCCCATCTCGCCCGCACCGCGTACGGCAGTCAGCCAGGCCACCTCAGTCGAACAGTCGCGCGCCGTCGCCGAGGTCCAATCCGCCGTCATCGTGGCCCAGCAGATCCCGCGTGACATGCAGCGGGCCGAAGCGGAGATGCGCGATACGTGCAATCGATCCGCGATGGCGAAACAGGCCTTCTACCAAGTGCCGAACCGAGGCAACGGCGCATCGGTGCACCTCATGCGCGAACTCGCGCGGGTCTGGGGCAACGTGCAGTACGGCGTCAACGAACTGCACCGCGACGACTCCCGGGGCGAGTCGGAGGTTCAGGCGTGGGCGTGGGATGTGCAGACCAACACCCGCTCTACGCGCACCTTCATCGTCCCCCATGCCCGCATGTCAAAGGGGCGCCGCCAAGAACTCACCGACCTCGGTGACATCACGAACAACAACAACAATGCGGGCGCTCGCGCGGTCCGTGAGTGCATCAACGCCATCTTGCCCAAGTGGTTCACCGAAGCGGCACAGGACATCTGCAAGGCCACGCTGGAGAACGGCGAGGGCGTGCCCTTGCCCAAGCGCATCGAGGACATGATCGCCGGATTCCGCGCCATCGGCGTCTCCCAGGCGCAATTGGAGACCAAGATCGGCAAGAAGCGCGGCGCCTGGGATGCGGGCGATGTCGCACAGATGGGCATCACCTACACCTCGATCACCCGCGACGGCTACGACAAAGCCGAGATGTTCCCGCCGGTCGCAGGAGTGACAACCGACGAGATCAAGGCCAAGGCCCCGGACAAACCGAAGACCGATGCGGCACCAGCTCCCGAGCAGGCACCAAGCCCCGAGAAGGTCGAGGAAGCACCTGAGGCCAACCCCGCTGAATACAACTCGCGCGGTGAGTTTCTGGCCACCAAAAAGACCATCGGCACCATCCGTGGCCTGCTCGGCAACGCGGGCTATTCCCTGCGCGGCGATGCGGCCACCGTCAAAACGCTCACCTATCTGGCCACTGTCGTCGGCCGCGAAATCGCCGATATCAACGACCTATCCGAAGCCGAGGCAGAGGTAGTGACCGACGTTCTGAACCAACCCACCACAACAGAAGGGAATGAATAACCATGTCCGACAACGACACCGAGAAGAAAGAGGAAGGCACCGAACTCGCGCCCGGCGACATCACCGAGTTCATCGTCGTCTTCACCCAACTCAACAAGGGCCGCACGCAGGTCGAAGCAACCAAGGCGCTGCATGAATGCGTCGAGGCCGCGATGGCCACAGGCAAGAAGACCGGCACCGTCACGATCAAGATCAAGGTCGAGCCGCTGGAGTCCGGCGCAGTCAGCCTCGTACCCGATGTCACCAGCAACCCCGCCAAGGACCCGGCCGGGACGATCTTCTTCGCCGACGGCGAGGGCGGCCTATCCCGCGACAACGCCAGCATGCACTACGGCCTCAGGTAACCCAACCCACCCGAAGGAGTAACACCCATGTCCGACAACACCATTGCACTACCCAAGCACGACGCCGATCTGATCGACGAGCCCGACGCCGACACCCCGCTGTACCTCGTCACCGCCAACGGCGAGAACGGGCTCCAGACCGAGGTTGTCGACGTACGGGGCAAGGTACCCGCCGCATTCCCGCCGCGCGCACCTGAGCGCCGAACCGTCACCGACACAGCCTCATTCCTTGCCGAGGTCACGCGCCGGCCACTACTCCAAGGCCTCTCGACCGTCTGGGGCAACCGCGACAAGGGACAGGTCAGCGTCATCTACAACGAACTCGGCACGGACGCGACGGCGGACTACACCCGCCGAAACGATCTGCTCACTCTTCAGTTCGTCGCGGACCCGGACTGGGCGACCCTATTCAAGGCCGCTGACGGCGAGTACCACGGCCAGGAGAAGTTTGGCGATTTAATCGAGCAGGCCGGACACCTGATCACCAGCCATCCGGCCGCCGAGGTCGTTGAAATCGTCGACAGCATCCAGTCATCCAGCAATGGGTCATTCAAGTCTCAGATCAAGCGCGACACCGGAAGTCAGCACCTCACCTACAGCGAGGAAGTCACCGCATCGGCGGGCACCGCCACCCGGCCACTTGAAGTACCGCGAGAGATCACGCTCGCTGCGCGGCCGTTCGAGGACTACCCGCTGATCGAGGTGACGTGCTGGCTGCGCCTGCGCGTGAGCCAGGGGCAGCTGTTCCTGGGGTTGTTCCCCAAGCCGTATGAGCACTTGGTGCGCGATGCCTGGACGCAGAAGACCGGCGAGTTGTCCGAAGCACTCGGGGTGCCCGTCTACGCCGCCAACCTCGGCAAGTAAGCGGACCAACGATGCCAGTATCCATGTGGTTCTTCCTGATCTTGGTCGTCATCGCCGTGATCGCGGTGATTGTCGGGCTGTTCATGCAGCGCGGCAACGACAAACGAGTCTGTTTCGGCAGCGCGGGTGTGGCATTCCTGTTCGCGCTGGTTTTCCTGGTGTTCGCCTCGACCACTGTGGTCGGCACTCGCCAGATCGGTATCGAGACGACGTTCAGCCGTCCGACCGGCACCACGCTGACCAACGGTCTGCACCTCAAGGCGCCATGGACGGAGGTCACCGAGATGGATGGCGCCGTGCAGATCGACCAGCACACAGGCGATCACCGAATCAAGGTACGACTGGGCAACAGCTCCACCGCGGACGCCGATGTCTCGGTGCGCTGGCAGATCAAGCCGGACGCCACGCCCGATCTGTTCGTGCAGTACAAGACGTTCGACAACGTGCGGTCCAACCTGGTCACCCGGAATCTGCAAGTCGCGCTCAATGAGGTGTTCGCCTCATTCGATCCGTTGGCGCCGCAGAACCTCGACCGCTCGCCGCTGCCCGAACTCTCGGAGAAGGCGAAGGTGATCCTGGCCGCCAAGGTCGGCGATCAAGTCGAAATCTTGGACGTGGCAGTGCCGACCATCGACTACGACGACGGCACCGAGCAGAAGATCAACCAGCTCAACCAGGAACGCGCCGCGACGGCTGTGGCCGAGCAGGCCAAGAAAACGGCCGTGGAGCAGGCCAAGGCCAACGGCGAGCTGGCGGGCTCGGTCTCACATGACCCCAACGTCCTGGTCTCCAAGTGCCTGGACATCGCCCGTGAGAAGGGCCTGGCGCTGCTGTGCTGGCCCACCCCCGTCATGCCCACCATCCCCACCAAGTAGAGGAGACCTGATGTCCCGCAACCTCATCGTCGTAGACCTGGAAACAACCGGCCTCGGCCCGCAGTGCGCGCCGATCGAGGTTGCGGCCATCAACGTCGACACCGGAGAAACACTCGAATTCGTGCCGTACGTCGACCTGTCCAGGGTCTCGATCGAGCCCCAGGCCTTCGCCATCAACCGCTATTTCGAACGCGGTGTGTATGACGCAATGCTCAATCCCGACGACACCATCACAGCGTGGAGCGACCTCGCCGACATCCTGAGCGGCAACACCTTTGCCGGATCGAACCCGACATTCGACGCAGCCATGGTCGCACGCAAGGTTGGCACGCACTGGCACTACCGCCTGGCCGACCTCGCCGCCTATGCTGCCCCGGCTCTCGGGCGCGACCCGTCCGAGCTGCCGGGACTGGCCGACGTGCTCGCCGCCCTCAAGATCGAGAACCGTTGCCCACATTCGGCACTCGGCGATGCCGAGGCAACAGCCAAGGCATTCACGAAGCTGCGCGACATCTACGCAGAACAGCGGGAGTCCGCGCGATGACCGCCCCGTCCATCTCCCGTCGCTACATCGACGCCACCCCCGTGCGCGAGCACCTGCAGAAGCTACAGGCGATCGGCTGGACCATCAACGCCATCGCGGCCGCCAACGGCCACCCGGGAAAGCTCGTCACTACTCTGCGCCAGATCCTTCGCGGCCAACAAACCTGCGCCCCATCCACCCGCGACTACGTGATGTGGATGGACCCCGAACTCCCTCCCGAGACCGGAAAACCGTTCGTACTCAAATGGTCCGAATACGTGTACATCGGCGTACCCGACCATGCGGCTGCACGCGAAATGGGCATCACCTACAACTCCATGTCGGAACAGCTACGGCGCAACGGTTTCCAGCCATCTGCACTGCTGTATGAGCTGGCCCGCGAGGAACGCGAGAAAGCCAAGGCACCTGCATGATGCTCACCGAAGATCAACGCTGGCTATTGCGGATGGTCGGCGGGTGGGAAATGCGCGACTGCCTCATCGGTCCCGCAGGTGTCACCCGTTTGATGCAATCCTGCTACGGCGGCACCCGCCTGCCTACCGACGGATATCCGTTTCACCTCAAGGGATTTGAGTGCGGACACGGCAAGATCGTGTCGAGGGGCATCCCCGTCGTCACCGTGACCACCGCGCAGCTGAACAAGTTCGCGCGCTCCCTGCCAGTCGAGCTTGTCGCCGAGATGCGCGGGTGCGCCACCGCCGCGCAGCGCAATAACTTACTTCGCCACCAGTTCTGCCACTGCGGGAGCGAACCGTGCGGGTACGCGTACATGGGCGACCGCATTTGCCCGCCGACCGAGCAGCAGGAAGCCGACGCCAAGGCCGAGTTCTGGCGCTGCCAGGACTGGACCGACGACTTGCTCGACCGCGCACTCGGGTTCACAACGGAAGACCAGCCGGTCGGACAGCTGGAGCTGTTCGGAGTCGGCGCATGAAGCACGCGTTTTGCGATAGGTGCGGGCGCTACTGCATCGTGCGCAACCACCGCGATTGCATGTGCCATGACTGCGAGCTGGGCATGAATTCCATAGCGGCGATGCTCAACCCGCGCTGGGCACGACCGATGACTAGCAGCGAGATCCAGCTCGCCTATACCTGGCTGATGATCGAGCTCGGCTCGAAAGTGAGTGCGTGATGGCCCGCACCCCCGAGAGCACCAAGGCATACCAGTCCGGCCTATGCGTGGACTGCAAGACCGAGCCGCACAGCGCCGGTCGGCCGCGATGCGAGAAGTGCCATACGAAATTCAGAAGGGGTGAGTGATGGCCGATCCCACAATCCGCGTGCTGTCCCTCGGCGCTGGTGTCCAGTCGACGGTGCTGGCGCTCATGGCCTGCGACGGCACGCTGCCTGGTCTGGACGCAGCGGTGTTCGCCGATACCGGCTGGGAGCCACCCGCGGTCTATGAGCAGGTGGACCGGCTCGCCGCCGAGCTTGCCCGCGTAGACATTCCGTTGTACCGGGTCTCATCCGGCAACCTGCGCGCGGACACTCTGGACCCGGAAGCGCGATTCGTTTCGGTGCCATGGTTCACCTTGGCGCCCAAGGCTACCGAGGTGCCTGTTTATGGCGTATGCGCACCCTGCGGCGGCTCCGGCCGTGGACCATCTGACGAGCCTGATTCATGTTCGGTGTGCGGTGGCGACGGCCGTGGGTCGATCGTGGGCACCAGGCTAGCCACTGCCACTGAACGGCACGGCATGGGGCGCCGCCAGTGCACCAGCGAGTACAAGCTCAAGCCGATCAAGGTCAAGGTGCGCGAGCTGCTGGGCTACCCGCATCCGACACCGGTGCCGCGTGATGTGTTCGCCGAGCAGTGGATCGGCTTCTCTACCGACGAGATCCACCGCGTGCGCAACCGTTTGGACGTGAACTACTCCCGGCCGCGTTACCCGCTGCTCGATCTAGGCATGTCCCGCAAGGACTGCCAACGCTGGCTGGAGCGCGCGGGGTGGGGCCACACCGCCAAGAGTGCATGCATCGGGTGCCCGTTCCACGGCAATGCCCAGTGGCGGTACATGTACGAGCGGCGCGATATCTGCGCGACGTGTGGCCATTCCCGCGATGACCATTGGCGCGGTTTCGACGAACCGAAGGCGTGCGCGCATCTGTACAACCGGGACCAGCCCGAAGAGATCGCCGATCTGTGCATGTGTAAGCGGTTCCACTCCCTCTGGGACGACGCGGTCGATTTCGACCGCCGCATCCGCAAGGGCGGCGCCTCGGCCAATCCACTCGACGGCGAGGCGTTCCTACACCGCTCACGAGTTCCGTTGGACCTGGCACCAATCGACCGCGTGACACGTGCCGAGTACGCCGACATGCAGCTCGACCTATTCGAGGACGGCGACCCGGACGGCTGCTCACCGTACGGCTGCCGCAGCGGGGAGGTGGCGTGATGCCCATCCGCCCCGAGAACCGCGACCGCTACCCCAAGGACTGGCCCGAGATCTCGCGCCGCATCCGGTTCGAGCGCGCGCAAGGCCGCTGTGAGTGCGAGGGCGAGTGCCTACGGGGTACACACCTCGACCGCTGCACGAACGTCAACGGACAGCCCGCATACGGCACCGGCAGCCGCGTCGTGCTGACCGTGGCGCACCTGAACCACACACCCGAGGACTGCCGCGATGAGAACCTGCGCGCCATGTGCCAGGGCTGCCACCTGCACTACGACCTAGAGCACCACGCGCAGACGCGCCAGCGGGCCCGCACGGCGGCTCTTGAGGCACAGATGGACCCGATGTTCGGCCCCGAGATTTTGGGGTGTGAGGGGGGTGCAGAACGTGCCGCAGTCTGAATACGTGCACGCGAATCAGAGAAAGGAACACCGTGGCTAACTCGGCCGGAATGCTCAAGGAATCAATCTGGCGCGACGGCCATTTCCGAGCGCTCACACGCACCGCGCAATGCACCTATGCGCAGCTGCTCAGTCAAAAGGATCTCGACCGCGCCGGGATGCAACCGCTTCAAATCACCAAGTGGGCCAAGGGGTGCAACGAGATGTCCGTCGAAGACCTACAGGCCGACCTCGACGAGCTGGAGCGTGAACGGTTCGTGTTCTACGACGAGGACACTGACGAACTGTTCGTGCGCGCCTACATGCGCACCACCGAGGTCACCCGGTATCCGCAGTACCTCAAGAGCGCCTTGAAATGCGCCGTCATAGTGGCCTCGCCCAAGCTGCGCCATGAGCTGGCGGTCGAGCTACGTCGCCTGCGCAAGCCCGAGGCGACCAAGGTCGCCGATGAGATTGACCCGTCTGACCCTGACCCCGATGACACCGTGACGGAACCGTGCGAGAACCCTGACGGCACCGTGCCCGAAGGGTGCGAGAACCCTGCCGGAACCGTGAACCCTGACGGCACCCTGCCCGAACCCTCTAGGGAAAGGGTAAGGGTAGGGGTAAGGGAACTTACGTTGGTAAGTACTCAAGTTGGGGAGCGCTGCGCGCCGCCCCCCGAGTTCTGCCCCAAGCATCCTGGCGGCACCGAGGACCCGTGCCGCGCCTGCCAGCGCTACCGGGAGCAGTACTCCCAGTGGGCCGCAGACGACGCGGCTCTCGCCGCCGCCGAGCAGCGCGCACAACACCGGGGCGAGCGAGATGCCAAGCGCCAGGCAATCGCCGCGTGCCGCCTGTGCGACCAGGACGGCTACAACGGCCTCTCCGTCTGCGATCACGTCGACCGCTCGGCCACCGCCAAAGCCGGACTCGCCAGAGCCCGCGCAGCGCTCGAAAATCCCCCCGCCGCGACCGGATAGTCCCGAACGGCCCGAAAACCCGCCAGCGGCGACCACAGCCCCAGGAATCGATATGCGAACGGAGACACGATGACCCAGAAAACGGGCCCCGAGCGGTTTACCTGCCCCGGGCTGGAAGAGGGCGGGCGCGTGGCCATCCAGCTCACCGACGGCACGCTGATCGAGGGATACCTCTACGACAGCCAGCTGCACGACGAACCGCGCAAGCCGTCGCCGTCGGCCTACACCCTCGATTCGGTGTTCGCCTTTCACAATCCCCTCGACCTGAAACTCGGTACCCCGCTCAAGCCGAACCGTCCACCCGCGACCTGGCGGATCTGCAAGGGCGATGGCGAGTGGCGAATCGAGAAGCGGCTCACCGATGGCTACGAGGCCTGGTGCCGATTCGACTCCAGCACCGAAGCGTTCGCCGCGTTCGCTGCCGGGGGTGCTCCGATGAGGCGCTCATTGGCCGGCCGATGGTGAAGGCCTCGCGCGGGGTCTCTTGGCGCACACGCCAGCTGTGCTCGGAGTCCGACGAGCATCACGAGCGTGTGTGGTTCTGCATGACGTGCAAGGCGCTGGAACAGCGACTCGCCCCGGTATCCGAAACGCTCGCCGAACTGCTCCAAGGCGCCGACCTGTCCGTGACGATCACCAGGTGGCCTCGATGAGCCCAATGCGGCACGGCGACGCTGAGCGGATAGCCGAGCTCTGCGCCGAGGCTGGCAAGCCGCTACAGCCCTGGCAGCACGGCCTACTCCAGCAGATCGAACAGCGTGATATCGATGTCCAATTCGCCAAGATGGTAAGGGGATTCAACTGTTGACCAAGTGCAAGCGGTGCGAACGCGCAACCGATCTGTTCGTGTGCAAGGCGTGCATATCGGAGCTGCGCAAGCGCCTGGCTGATCTGCCGTGGTGGATCGATCGACTCACCGAGACCGCTGTCGGGCAGGCGAACCTGGGCGACGGTGCACGCAAGGGCGAGCGCCGCGACGTGCTGCACGGCGACGACACGCTCGTGAGCCACGTCGAACCGTTCCCGCGCGACAAGGACACCACCCCAACCCCGAGGGACCACCGGGACAGGCACCAGGCGGCACTGTGGCATGCCCTGGCACTCGGCCGGGTCAACGGACGCGCCAGCGACGAGCTCGACCGAATCCACAACGCACTGTCGACGACCATCCGCGACATGTGCGAGACGCGCGGGCTGGAGGTGCCCGAGTTCCGCACGAGTCCAAGGCCTCTGCCGATGGTCGTCGAATCGGGTGCACGGCGGCCGGCAGATCGGTTCAGCCTCGATTCGGCGCCGCCGGCCCGGGCGGGCTCGTGTCGACGGTGCTTCGTCACACTGCCCGCCTCGGCGGCTGGGCCACTGTGCGACGACTGCGACGGCGCCCCAGAGATGTGCACGGCCGACGACTCCCCCGCGGATGATCTACGCGTGACCTACGCCGGAAGGCGCGGCGACGAGACGCACTCAGTCGCCACGACAGCGCGCATGGCCAAGTGGCTGCACCGGCACGCGTCCAATATCGCGTTGCAGGAGAACGGCGCCGAGATCTGCGACGAGATCGAGCAGGTGTACCGGTCGATCACCCGGGTTGTGAACCGCCCACCCGAGCCCATGATCATCGGACCGTGCATCACCGACCCGGCACCCGACGAGGTGCTTGCCGAGCGGGGCCGCAAGGGCGACAACTCAACCCGGTGCGGGTACGCACTCATGGCGCCGAGTCACAGCGGCTCAATCGTGTGCCCCCAGTGCGACACCGCGCATTCGGTGGGCGACGTGCTGGCGCGCAACCTCGGCGAGCTCGACGACCGCAACGCGACCGTGCGCGAGCTCGTCGACGTGGTACTCCCCCGCCTCGACGAGCACGTGCCACAGTCGACCATCGAGCGCTGGATCAGACGCGGGTGGGTGCCGGTGCGCGGCCGGGACGCCGAGGGGCACCAGATGGTTCGCATTGGGGATGTGCGCGCGGTGCGAGCGGGGAGGCCGAGGAACACCAGGGCGTAATACTGAAATGTTTGCTGCATCAAACCACCATGAGAGATAACGGTTGCTAGCGGACGCCCGATATCTGCTTCGATATGTCAAGATTGGGTGCGTGATCCAGATATGGGAAACTCGCTACGCTGCAGGCAAGAGCGTCGCAAGAGCGATGAGAATCGCATGCTGGCTGGTGGCCGCAGAGTACGTCGTCCTGGTGGGTTCATTCGTATTGATGGCGCTATTCGACGAACGCACTTTAGGGTATACGGTGGCCGCTTACGGCGCGCTGACCTTTATGATGCTGGTGCTCGCATCCTTGTGCATAACTGGAGCACTCTCCGTAGTTCTTGAAAGCGCGGAGAAACAGCGCCTTCGGGAAACCCCTTCGACTGTCTGGGGGATGATTTGGACCCCCTCGCCGCAGAATTTGATGTTTGCCACGGCTTTCATGCCGGCACTGGCGCTAATTGGTCCACTGCTCGCGGCTAAGGGATTGGATCCTAATCACTCCCCGATACCCGTGTTGAACTGCTTTATCATAATTGCGATGGCATCCCTTGGCGCGATGCATGTTCGTTGCTTCTGGCGTATTTGGCGGAAGATGGATAGAGAGGTCAAGAAGGGCGAAGAGGATCTATTCCGTGATTTCGACTGGACACTCTTTGACAGCGACGACAGGGCGCGCTTTCGCGAGAAGTATCCAAACACACACTGGAAGTTCCCCGCAGATGCGGATTGTGACGCTGAGATCGACTGCTTCATCAGGCGTGCCAGGAGTATGCACTCCAGGATTCAATTGTTTAATGCGGTAATTGCATTGTTGATCACATTTGCCGTCGGAGAGCTATTCAGGCGAACAATTACCGCTTGGGTCGAGATAGCAAGAAATAACGGTAGTACGCTTCTCGCGATGGGGGTGACTTTTGCGCTGTTCGCAATAATGGGATTCTTCTTTCTGCCCCTTCAACTCCAGCGGCGGGCCACTCGCTATGAGGACTTGCGGAAGGATTATGAAAAGTATCTTGAGAAAAGGGACACGCCCCCTGCGGCGTGACCGTCAGGCGTACATGCCAGAACGAGTGACGCCCAGCGGCGGCACTCGCTCGCCCTGCGTGATCGGTCTGAATGGTGTCAGTCCCTCGGTGTAGATCGTGCGCATGGCACGTCCACCGCGCGATAAGTTTCCCAACGCGTGCGTCGGTGACCTGGTGCCCAACGGCAATCAGGCGTCGCGGTACTTGTATCGCAGCGCGCGCACCGAGCTATGGGTTCGCCCCAAGCGCTGGGCGGCCTCAATCACGGTCAGGCTGCGATCCAGCGCGATCTCGATATCGTGGTCGCTCCAGGGTTGCTTGTAGTTGACCGCCGTGTGCCGGGTGGCCTCTTGGCGTCGTAGCCGTTCGGCCTCGGCCGCGTCCCGGCAGCGCGGACATAGGCATCCGTATCGGCTCACCGCGGTGTAGGTTCCGTGCATATGTTCAGGGACCTTGCCCTGCAAGCGCCCCAGCCACCGCGCGCGAGCCACAGTCACCGAATTGATCGAACGTCCCAACTCGGCGGCAATCTCCGTGGGTGTGCGGGACTCATCGGCCAGGACAGCGATCTCATCCTCAGTCCAGAGGCGCTGCCGTATCGGCTCCGCTCGCGACTCGCGCGCCGGGATCAAACCCGAGGCCTTTTGGCGCTGCAGCTCTCGAATGTGCTTGATCGCCCTGAAGGAACGTCCCAACCGGCGGGCCGCTTCGGCGCGCGATATTGACCGGTCCAGTGCGATCGCGATCTCCTGTGGTGTCCATGACCCATAACAGGCGATGTCGGTCTCGGCCACCCGCTCTAGCTCGGCTAGGCGACCACGTTTCTGGGCGAGCAGCTGCTCAATATCGCGTCCCCGGTACCGCTTTCGAGCCTTCTCCACCTGTAGCCGGGTGCGGCCCAACCTCGCTCCGGCCTCGGCGCACGATAGTGACCGATCCAGCGCCACAGCCAGCTCGTCAGCGGTCCACCGACGTGGAGCTACACCATCAGCCACACATGACAGGCTACTTCTGCGTCTCCGTGCACACCGTGAACCTGCGCACCGGGTGCGGAAAACCACCGGTCGGACAATCAGCGTTCGTCGTCGTGTTCAAGACAAGGTTCAGCGGCTTCTCACGTTTTGGCTTCGACGCGTCATCACAGGCCGCACGAACCGCTGTCACTTTCCCGATGCTCAGACAGTCGTTCGCGCTCCACGCGTAATCCAGACAAGCCGTGAACTCACCTTCATCTGGATACATATAGAACTTGTGATCCACATCTGCTGGGCACTCGGCAGGCGTCGGAACACGCTGAATCACCTTGTAACCGTTGGACGGCGAACCACAATCCACCACCTTTAGCTTCGCCGCCGTACTAGGCCCATCCAAACTCACACACGCACCCACCGGCGCAATAGAAGCACCCGGTATCCCAGGCGCCTGCTCCGGAAACTGGCCGGGGATTTGATCGAATGCTTGCTGCGGAGTGGCTTTAGGGGTCACGGCGGGCGAATCAGCCCCGTTGCATGCCGCGGTTGCAGCGGCTACAGCTAATACCGCACAAGCCAGCTTAATCGCCACTATGTCCCGACCTGCCCAGCTTCCGGTACAGGTAGACCACGTACCCCAAACCGTAGATACCGACGACTCCCTCGGCGAGCACGAGATAAAGACCCGCCTGCGAAACTGCCCCGATGATCGATCCAGCTATCAAAAGAATAGACCCCACCGCTATTAAGGCGATCACAAGTCTCGGGTTCGACCTCATTGTTCTCATCCGCCCTTCCAATACGCCTATTACCTATTCGCGCAATCGATTCCGTTTATCACAGCGCCAGTAGTGACGACTCCACCACCGAGGATGGTCAGGCCCGTTGCCACCGCAGGCACCCCGATGGCTGCACCCGCCCCAGTCAACGATATTAGTCCCCCAGCCGCGACTAACAGACCACCCACAATTCCCATACCGATGTTCATCTTTTCACCGGTAGTGCACTGATTTTGTTCATGCTGCTGTTGCTCCAGCTGTTCAATCTTTTTGTCCTGCTCGGCGATCTTCTCGTCTTTCGCCCTGTTGGCCTTTTCCAGATCCTCGATCCTCTGCTCCAGGCTCGGTTTCTCCGTAGTGTTCGGCGGGCAGGCACCGTCACACGGCGACGGCGTGGGTGTCGGGTCCAGCCAGGGATCGAACCAAGCGGGGCTACGGCCGCCGCCACCGGCCACAGTTCCGCCGACGCTCACCAACGCTGCGGCTGAGGTGTTGCCCATTTGCAGCATGGCGGCTTGGCACTTCTGCTGCTTCTGATCCAACTGCTGAGTGTCTTGGTCCTGCTTATTCTGCGGCTGCTGAGTCTGCGTTGGCGCCTGACTCGGCTGCTGCTGTTGCGGCTGCTGGCCCTGTTGAGGCTGTTGTGGCGAATTCTGTTGCGGCGCCTGATAATCAGGATTCGCCTTGCCCGGCCCTTGCGTGTACGGCGTCGCGTTCTGGTAGTCCGGGATCTGCGTGCCATGAGCGGGCTGTTGCGCCTGCTGCGGCTGCTGCCCGGCTTGCTGCCCTGGAACCTGTTGCGCGCCAGGCGATCCCGTGTTGTAGATTGAGATTCCAGAGTTCTGATCCATCGGCGGCTGATTGTTGCCGCCCTGGTAATCGGGCATTGAGCTGGGCATTTGCGGCGGCTGGAACTGCTGGCCCCCGTCCATGCCCGGCCCGCCGGTAGGTCCGCCTGGCCCTGTTGGATCGGCGGCTACGGTCGCGACCGCCGAGAATCCGCTACCGGGAAGTGTGTGGTCATCGACAACCTTCGCTCCACCGACAGCCAAAGCGACAATTGCCACCAGCGCCGAGGCTCGCCGCAAACCCGCTGGCATCGTCCAACGCTCCTTCATGACCATGAATACAACCGCCCCTTTCAGCCGACGCTGAACGCGCCCCTGGGCAGATCATTACACACAGATGGTTGCCATGTCGAGAAAACCCCAGCTATTGAGTTAGCCACTTCAGCACGGGCTTGCATCTCCGCTGGTAGACACAGCATGAAGACCCTCGTGCGGTACCGCGATCTTGGAGCAACATCGACCATGGGACGCCACGTCTCGGTCGGCGGGTCGGCCAGTGTTCGCCAGATCTTCATATCCTGACCGCGATCTAGCCGTCATGTCGGACTCTCGGCGTAAAACTCGCCCATGGACGCATTCACGGCCATCTGCGAGGTCATCAACGCAATCCCGGACTTCTTCCGGGAGAAGCGGCTCGTACGCAATGAGGTTAGGCAGGGTTGGAGTGACGAAACGGCGATCTTGTCGCAGGCAGAGATCGCCGTGAAGGTGGCGCGGGCACTGTTGCACCGCCTCGGCGACAGGGGCTATCAGGTGGTCTGGCTGCCACCGGTCAATGAGGATGAATTCGGCACTCGCACGGTGCAAGTACCGCTGTCCTTCCAGCCATGGGCCGACGGCGAAGTACGGCTCAACGAGCACGGTACGGGCGTAGTGATCGCACACGTACCGTCGCGGCTGCCCATACGGGATGCACCCCAGCTGGCAGCGGCACTGCTGGCAGCGCATCGTGCGACACGCACCAAACCGGAGTAACCGCTACTGACCTGCACATATGGCAAAATGAGTCCCAACATGTCGGTGGGATAACTATGTCCACTGCATGAAAACCCCGGCCTAGCTGGGGTTTTTGTCGTTTCTGGGGCGATGTCCATTCCGCCCAACCTCATCCCTTAGCCCGAGGGGGACTCATGAAGCGCACCATTGCCCGCGCGCTGCGCAGCCTTGCGAATCGTCTCGACCCGTCGCGCGGCTGGACCGTCAAGGTCGAATATGCACATGCCGCGGCCGGGCGAAGCGCTGGTGACGAGTTCAGGCAGCGCATGCAAGCACCTGGAAACCCGTTCCTCTGATGGCCAATCAGCTCTTGGTGGATCTGCTCACCCGCACGTTCGCTTCGGGAGCCCTTCAACATCCCGGCGACGCAAACAGTCCCGCACGAGTGATTCCGATTCCCGGCTTCCGGTCGACCGGTATGCCTGATGATCAGGCGCAAGAAATGATTGGCCAGGCCGCAAAGCTCTGGGCCGAGGCCATCGAGTCGGTCATCGATGGCGAATTCGACGTACTCACCAAAGCCGATGCGGCACAGCTGCGCCAGGACGCCGCAGAAGCGCCGGACGGCACCCGAATCGTCACGCTGTACGACCGCACCGACCACCAGCGCGCCACGCCCTTGTTGGTGCTGACGGTCGGCAAGACCGACGACGTGACGATCGATACCCGTCAACTACGAAAGTTCCTAGCCCAATGAGCAATATCAAGATCACCGTCGACGGCAAGGTCCTCATGGACACCGACCCGGGTAAGTGGCGTTCCACGCCGCCGGATATCCCCGACCTTAAACGCCAATCCGGCGGGCAGGGTTGGGGCCTGGCCGTGATGGTCACTCTCGCGCAGGCGGGCACGCTGGCCGAGCTGGGCCAGCCCATTGGGGATACCACGATGACCATCACTACCCGCGCCAACGGCTGGACGCTGGATGTGGAGCAGGACGGCAGCGAGCCATCCGTCGCACCCGTCAAGGTCGCGCCAGCGCCTACTGCACCACCAGCGCACGCCGAGGCCGATGCAAGCGCTGGCCGCCAGGGGTTTACGTCGGATGCGCTGATCATGGATGAGCCCTATGTCGCCGAGGCCCGGCCGTAAGGCCAGCACCACCGATCGCGGTCTGGGCTGGAAACACCAACAGCAAGCCGAAGGGCTGTTGCGCCGTCACGTAGACGGCACCCTGTGCTGGTGGTGTGGCCTACCGATGTTCAAAGCGCCCTTGCTGGAGCGCAACTGGGACCGCAAGCAACTGGCCGCAGACCATAGTCAGGCTCGGGCATTCGGCGGACAACGCGCCGATCGCCTACTGCACGGCATCTGCAACAGCCAGCGCCAGGACGGCAGACATGACGCGCACAGACCTGCGGTGCTCGACGTTCATCCATCCGAATGGTCCGGTGCCCTTGCGTCACTGGGCATCACCACCGCGCCCGTCATCACTACCGACAACCTGGCGATGGACTGGTGACGCTCTACCTGGTGACCGGCCCGCCTGCGGCCGGCAAGTCCACATGGGTACGACAGCACGCCAAGCATGGCGACATCACGATCGACTACGACGCCATCGCTTCGGTGCTCACGCCCGCGGGTGGAGATCCACACGACCCACCCCAGCACATTCGCTCGGTCACCAAGGCTGCACGGCTGGCCGCGATCGATACGGCGCTGACGTTCGCGGACCAGTGCGATGTGTACCTGATCCACTCCATGCCCGGGGAGGGACTGCTCGCGCGTTACCGATCCGCTGGGGCGCAGGTCATCACCATCGACCCTGGTCAGAGCGTGGTCCTGGCCCGATGCAAAGCCGAACGACCGTGGCGCATGGCGCAGGCAGCAAAGCGGTGGTACGCCGACCAGTCGCACAGCAAACATCCCGACCCTGCCAGCAAACACGACGGAGGTGTGATGTCGTGGTGATCGCCAGCCGATGGGCCGAAAAGCCCCTGACCAGCACCGATGCACACACCCGAAAGTGCCATAACCGCAGGTCAAAGCCCCTCCCCCTGAAATTATCCAGGTGGGGGGCCTTCCTGACCCCCGGAGGCTCCCGTCAGGTTTTTTTTGAACGCGGTGAGCGATGACAGCAGCCACGAAACCGGCAAAGGCCACCGCTAACTCAGCAAAGACTTCAGCTAAGCGGGCAACGCGTCGGCAACCGGCCTCCGAGAAGACCGTCGGCCAGCGACTCATCGAAGAGTTGTCACAACCCGACGACCCCTACCCCTTACGGCTCATCATCGAGCAGGCCGGATACGCCGCCGACTACCTCGCCCGGCTCAACGCTCTACTGGACGGCGACCGCGACTGCTGGCTACAGCTCAAGATCGGCGCCAAGACCGTCGAAGTGGTGGTTAACAACGTGCTGGTGCAGCAGCGCCAGCAGGCCGAGCAGATGCGCAAGCTGATCACCGAGGTCTATCGCCAGCGCGCCGCACTGCCGGATGATCCCGATGACGACGACGTGCTCGCCGGTATCTGACCTGGCACCGCGTGAGTGGCCAGAGTTCATCGGCTTGTGGCCACGCCTGAAGGGCAGTCAGACACCACGATTCGAGTCCCGACACCCCGGCGATGAATCATGGGGCGACCGGGCGGCGCGCTTGGGATCGCGAATTGGCGTGCGCTGCATGCCCTGGCAGTGGCTCACCTTACGCGCGGTGCTCTCGCTACAGGAGCCCAACGAGTGGGGCGATCGCGTCTGGACGCACCGCGACGTGTGCATCGAGTGCCCACGTCAGAACGGCAAGACCCTGATCGTGGTGCTACGCATCATCTTCGGGATGCTGGTGCTCGGGGAGAAAATCGCCTACACCGCCCAGGAATGGGAGACGGCCAAGGACGTATTCGGCCGCTGCGTCGATGTCATCGACCGCATCCCGTCTCTCAAGAAACGCCTACGCTCCGAGCCAACTTCGGCGGGCAACCGCGGGCTGATCAAGCTCGGCAACGGCGAGGCCAAGTTCGGGCCGCGCACCGCCAAGTTCGGTCGCGGTCTTACCGAAGTGGATCTGCTGATACTCGACGAGGCCTACGACCTCACCGCGCAAGCCGAAGCGAGCTTGACCGGCGCGACCCGCGCCTCGACCAAGGCGACCGGGCCGCAGATCTGGTACGTCTCAACACCTCCGGTGGCCTCGGTACACCCCAACTGCCAGATCCTCACCGGGATGCACAACCTGGGCCACAAGCGGTCCCCGGATCTGTACTACGCCCTATATGCGGTACCCGAGGGCACCGAGCTCGGCGATATCGACGCATACCGCCTGGCGCACCCCTCCCTGGGTGTCGTCGGCGATGAGCACGAGCTCGAAGCCAAACGGCGCAAGGCCCGCACCGCCGAACAGCGGGCGATCTTCACCGCCGACTACCTCGGGATCGGCGACTACCCGCCCGACGAGGACGAGGTTGGCTCGCCGATCCCGAACTGGAGCGACATGGCGAACGCCGACGCGAAGCTCACGGGAGCCCGCACCATCGCGGTGCGGCGATCCTGGAACCGTCAGGTGTGGTCAATCAGCGCCGCGCAGATGGCCGAAGACGGCAACATCCATGTCGAGGTGGCACCGCTGCGCACCGGTACGCACTCCGAGATCGCCGAGTATCTGGTCGCCAAGGTCACCGCGTGGAATCCGGTGGCGCTGGTGATCGACCGTAAGAACACCGCGCAGGTACTTGAACCGCTGCTCATCGCCGCCGGTATCGAGCCGCTGATGATCGGCACGTCCGAGATCGCGCAGTCCTGTAGCGGTTTCCTGGCAGACGCCGATGCCGTCAAGTTGTCGCACAGCGATCAAACAGTGCTCAACGACGAGGTGGCCACCGCCAGCATGCGCGAGCTGCCGGGCGGCGATTTCGTCTGGGCCGAGGAACCCAACGGCGCAGGCATGCCGCTGATGAACGTGTCCATGGCGCACTGGGCCCTTCGCAAGTACGGAACCAAGGCGCCCGCCAAGACCGTCAGCGCCCGCACCGGGGCCGCACGAGAGCACCAAACACACCGGCATAGCGCCGATTTCGACGCGATGAGCGCCGCATTCTGAGAAAGGGGGCGAGCATGGCCGATCAGCAGGCACCGAAGAAGACCGCCGCCCCGCGTACCGAACAGGGGTACGTGCTCAGCTCGGCCGGCGCGACCGGCTGGGGTGGACCTATCGATCAGTTCGAGCAGACTGCCGACCTGATTTGGCCGCTGTCGGTGTGGACCTACACGCGCATGGTCCGCGAGGACGCCCGAATCTCGTCGGTGCTGCGGGCAATTGGGCTGCCCATTCGCCGCACCGCGTGGCGTATCCGGCAGAACGGCGCCAGCGATGAGGTCACCGAATTCATCGCCCGCAATCTGGGTCTGCCCATCGAGGGTGCCGCCGACGAGGACGAACCCCAGACACGAACCCGGGGCCGGTTCTCCTGGGACAAACACCTACAGCAGGCCCTTATGGCATTGCGGTACGGGCACTCGGTATTTGAGCAGGTCTACCGTCTCGAAGGCGAGGGCGCCAACGTACGCGCCGTGCTGCGCAAGCTCGCCCCGCGTCCCCAGGTGACCATCGCCAAGTGGAACGTCGACCGCGACGGCGGTCTGATCTCGATCGAGCAACACCCCTCCAGCGGGTTCACCATGACATCGAGCGGAGTGGCGATACCCGCTGGCGGGCCGCTGGATTCGACCATTCCCATCAACCGGCTGGTCGTGTATGCGTACGAGCCCGATCCGGGTGTGTGGATCGGCAACAGCCTGCTGCGGCCTGCCTACAAGCACTGGAAGCTCAAAGACGAGCTGATGCGCATCGAGGCCGCCGCAGCACGCCGCCATGGCATCGGCGTCCCGTGGATCAAGGGCAACGAGAACGACTCTCAGGACGAAGAGCGCATGGACGCGCTGCTCGATGTCGCCTCTAAGTACAGCGGTGGCGAGTCGTCCGGCCTGGCCCTGGCTGAGGGCCAAGAGGCCGGGATCATGTCGCCATCGGGCACCCCGATGGACCCGCGCCGTGCGATCGAGTACCACGACCACCAGATGGCCCTGGTTGCGTTGGCGCACTTCCTGAACCTGGACGGTAAGGGCGGCTCGTACGCGCTGGCCAGTGTGCAAGCCGACACGTTCGTGCAGTCGGTCCAGACGGTCGCCGAAGACATCCGCAACACCGCACAGGCCCATGTCGTCGAGGATCTGGTCGACCTCAATTTCGGCGAGGACGAACCGGCGCCGCTGCTGGTGTTCGATGAGATCGGTTCGCGCCAGGACGCTACCGCCGCGGCGCTGCAAATGCTGGTCAACGCAGGACTGTTGACACCCGATGCCCGTCTTGAGGCCTTCATTCGCTCGGCTACCGGCCTGCCTGGGCCCGACCCCAACGCGCCCGAGGGCCAACCCGAGCCCGCCGGTGAATCCGCCGCCGCGCCCCGCAATAGCGGAGGGCCGGTGCGTGTGCGCACCCATACCCGAGCGCGCCCCGGTGGCGCCAGCACGGCCACGAGGAACGGAGACCCGACGCTGTGGTGACCAAGAATCTCAAGGCGGGCCAACGGCCCCCGTGGTACAGCATCCGCAACGCGGCCAAGACCGATGACGGCCCGGCCGAGCTGCTGATCTACGACGAAATCGATTCGTGGTACGGCATTTCCGCCGAACAGTTCGCCCGGGATCTGGCCGCGATCGACAACGATGCCATCACAGTGCGCATCAACAGCCCCGGCGGCTCGGTGTTCGACGGCATCGCCATTCTCAACGCGCTACGTGATCACCCCGCCACGGTGACCGTCGTGGTTGACAGCCTCGCGGCCTCGATCGCCTCGGTGATCGCGATGGCGGGCGATGAGATCGTGATGAACCGCAACAGCCAGATGATGGTGCACAACGCGTGGGCGGTGTGCGTCGGAGATGCCCGCGATATGGAGAAGAGCGCGGCGCGACTGGCCCAGCACAACACCAACATTGCGCAGATCTACGCCGACCGGGCAGGGGGCACTGTCGAGGACTGGCTCGACGTGATGGCCGAGGAAACCTGGCTGCTCGCAGATGAAGCGGTCGAGGCCGGTTTGGCCGATCGTGTCGTCGAGCTACCCGAGCCTGACTCCAAGTCGGCTGCCGCGCGTGCATCGGTGTTCGATCTGTCGGCGTTCCGCTATGCCGGGCGCCAGTCCGCGCCTGCGCCACGAATTCCACTGGTGCACAACAAGACCCCTCGGCCCGAGAAGGGCGAGGTCAACAGAGGAAAGGAGCCCATTGTGGCAACCCTGAATGAGGGCCTCGCCAAGCTGCTCGGTATCGATGCCGACGCCGACGACGAGACCATTTTGTCTGCTGCCGCCGAAGCGCTCGAAGAGCGTGCTGACGACGGCCAGGAGAGTGACGAAACCCCGCCCGCTGCACCGACTTTGGAGCAGGCGACCGCGCTGGTCGCGAAGGCGGGCCTGACGGTGGTCGAGCGGGCCCAGTACGAGGCCACCGTCGCGGCCGCGCAGGCGGGCGCCGAGGCGCGCGCACAGCAGTTGCGCGAGGGTGACGAGCGTGTGGTCGATCAGGCCATCGCTGACGGCAAGGTCGCCCCGGCGCGTCGCGAGCACCACTTGCAGGCGCTCGCCGCCGACCGCGAGGGCCACACCGCCGTGCTGGCCGCGCTGGCACCCGGGCTGATCCCTCTCGCCGAGACGGGGCATTCGACGCAGCCCGCAGACGGTCCGGTGCCCAATGACCTGAGCTGGTTTGACTCCGCGCCCACCGCGCCGAGTTCGGAAGGGAAGGAATAGATCATGACCAACGAGAACGTGGGCGTCTACGAGCCCGGCCGCGATATCACCGGCCGCGCCACAGCTGCCGTCACCGGTAAGCGGTTCCTCAAGATCAGCGGCAACCGCACCGCCACCGGCAACATCGCCGTGGCGCCTGCTGATGCGGCGGGCCGGGTGTGCGGCGTCTCCAAGTACGACGCGGCCAGCGGCGACATTGTTGGTGTGGCGCGGGGCAATTCGCGTGTCACCTACGTGACCGCCGACGGCGCGCTCGCCGCATTCGATGAGGTCGAGGTCGGCACGGCCGGCAAGGCCAAGAAGTTCGCCAGCGGCGTCGCCGTTGGCTACGCACTGTCCGCGGCCACCGATGGCGCCGACGCCGAGATCAGCCTCTACTAGGAAAGGGCTACCCACCATGACAACATCTCCCGTCGCGTACCCGCTGGGTGCGCCGGTCATCAATGACAACAAGATCTCGGTCGACCTGGCATATAAGCAGCCCGGCCGGATCACCAAGCGGCTCTCGGACCTGACGCTGCAGAAGTTCATTGCCCCGGAACTGTTTTCGTCCTCGGGGGCGAGCACCACCGCCGGGGCGATCATCTACGACGTGATCCGCATCAACGAGCTGTACACCAAGAACGATGTGGAACAGCGCGGCCCGTCCGATGAGTACACGATCGTGCAGGGTGAGCGCACGCAGCCCGAGGTCGCCAAGTCCGAGGACTGGGGTGGCAAGTTCTGGATGTCCGATGAGGCGATCCGGCGCAACGACCGCGCCCAGATGGACCGCCTGACCACACAGCTGGCGAACACGCTGGTGCGCAAGATCAATCAGCGCACCGTGGCCGTGCTGGAGGCCGTTATCGCCAGTCTCGGCGGCGCGGGTGTCATCCCCGGACACGACTGGGGCAACGTCACCCTGACCGGCAACAACCCGACCCCGAACAACGCCCGGCCATTCGCCGACATCATCGCCGCGCAGCTGGCCGCCGATGTCGAGGAATTGGGCTACGTCTACAACGTGTGGGTCGTCAACCCCGTGCAGTACGCGGACCTGCGCATCGCCTACGGACCGGACTTGCCGCAGATCCTGGCCGACGCCGATATCTCGATGTTCCGGTCCAACCGCGTCGCCAATGGCAGCGCCTACGCGGGTGTACGCGGCGGTGTCGGGTTCCTGGACTACGAGCAGATGCTCTCGACCGAGACCTGGCGCGAGCCCAAGACCAAGCAGAACTGGGTCCAGTCTTCGGTGCTGCCGATCATGGGCGTCACTGACCCGTACGCGGTCAAGAAGGTGACCGGATTGAAGGGCGCCCCGTAATGCCCGAGGTCACAGAACATCGGGTGACTGCGGCGACATGGGAATACCTCACGCCCGCAGGCACTCGGCGGCGCGCGTTTTTCGGCGAGCTCGTCACGCTCACCGACGAAGAGGTCCAGCGCGGCCTCGCCGTCGGTGCACTCGGCGCCCAGCTGCCGGCCGAATCGACCGATCCCGAAAGCGACTCGGCCGAGGCGGATGCCACCGATGACGGCGACACCGACAGCGGCGACGGTGGGGATGGCGATCCCAGCTCCACCGCAGGCGATTCCGGGAACCCGAGCCAGGCCACCGGTACCGAGGGTGATGCGCCCCGTAAGAAGCCGCTCAAGGCCGCGACCAAGCCCGTCCTGGTCGACTGGCTGATGGCCAACGGCACGTATGACCGTGACGAGCTGGAGGCACAGGAGAAGGACGACCTGTGGGCGCTGATCGAGGCCACGGACTAGTTTCGTGACCGACTTCCTTGACGTAGAGGCGTTCGCCGCCATGTTCCGGCCGCTGTCGGCAGCCGAGAAACTGGTGGCGGCGCCTCTACTGACGGTCGTCTCCGATTGGATACGCGACAAGAAACCGGCCATTGCCAACGATGACCCGGCGGCCAAGGTGGTCACATTCGAGGTCACCCGGGACGCGCTGATGTATGGCGAGTTCGGCCCGGTCTCATCGTTCACCAAGACGGTGGCTCATCGCACCAAACAGGCTGCGATCGATCGCGAAGCCGTCGAGAAGTTCATCGCACGCCGCCACTACCGCATGCTCGGCCTGGCGCTACAGGCCAAGGCGCGCGGCCACTTCCCCAGGGGTGACTACTGATGGACACCCTGGGCGGGCAGCGGCTCGCGATCGTGTGGGATGTGCCGGTGCTCGACGGGCAGGGCGACCCGATCCTGGACGAGTACCGCAAGCCGCAAGTCACCGAACGCGTTGTATGGGTCGATAACTGCCTGTTCGAGGTGCAGTCGACGGCCGAGGACAACCAGGCCATCACCACCACAACCACTGAGCAATCGTGGGCGTTCCTGCCGGTCGTCGATGGTCACATACCTGCTGTTGACGGCAGTGGTGCCGCCGCGCCGGTCGCGGTCGCCGACATCCGATCGGCGCACCGGATTCGCCACCTGGACCGCGATCACAGCATGGTCGGTGACGCGGTGCTCGAATTCGACCTCGACGGCCGCGAAGATCATGTGTTCTGTACCTGCCAGCGCAGGGTCGGCTGATGGCCGCAGATCGCAGACCCAACCCACTGGTCGCGTTGGGTGTGCCGCAGTCCGAGATCGACAAGGCGATCCACATCTCGGCGCAAGCCAAAGCCGAGAAGGCGCGCGTCGGCAAGGAGATGGCCGCACACGCCAAGTCCATCTCGCCGGTCGATCACGGCGACTACGGCGCGGCGTGGAAAGTGCAGCAGGGCAAGGGCCGTGACGATGACACCAAGGTCATCAACGACAACTTCAAAGCCCACTGGATCGAGGACGGCACCGGGGGCACCAGCCCGACACCGGAGTTCGCCGTCGCGGCCCGCACCGCCATCGCGTTCGGCGGCACCGCCGCCGATGTCATCAACAGGCCCGACTGATGACCGTCGCGCTGCATGAGCAGATGCCCCCCAACGCGATCGTGATGATGCTCGCCCACCTCGCACCGCTGGGCCCCTGCGACATCGAACGCAAGCCCGACGATCCGCTGCCGTTCCGCCAAGTCAACATGATTGACGGCACCTACGACGCAAACCTGTTCTACTGCACCGCTGTCCTGTCGATCCACACCTTCGGCAAGACGATCACCGAGGCGCAGCGCGAGGGCATCAAGACCGATCAGCGGATCATGCGGCTCGGCGACGAGATCGTCGATGTGCCCATGCCCGATGGCACGGCCGCCAACGTCGACTACATCGACTTTCAGCAGCTCTCCACGCTGCGCGAATACAAGGCCGACAACGCCTTTCGCTTCAAGGCGATCTGCGAGCTCGGCCTGTCGTTCAACTGATCGTCGCGGTCCCCTGATCGCGTCGCGGCATCCGCCGCACCTCAATCGCCGGAACCCTTTCCGGTTCATCACCCATGGAAGGAGCGTCACATGACGCAACCCGAAACCGGCGCTGACTGGAGCGTCGGCGGATTCACCGACACCGATAGCCGTTTCGCTATCCGAGGCCCGCTCGTTGCCGTATTAGCGCGCGACTATCGCGGCGCGGCCACTGATATCAGCCCGCATCTCTTCAACCCGCTGGCCAAGGATGGCAAGCTGCGCGCGGACCTGTTCGCCCGCCGCAAGGTCGGCGGGTACTGGGTCAACAACCCCGAGCCCAACCAGGGGTGGCTGTTCCTCGGCGCCAACACCAAGACTGGCGGCCCCGAGCGTGAGCCGAACATTGATGTCAGCCCGCTGGAGATCTTGCAGTCGAATTACCCGATCGAGAAGGACATCACCAAGATCGAAAAGACGGTGAAGTTCACCCCGATCGAGACCTTGAACCCTGTCGTCAAGGCCCTGCGCAATAACGTTCCGCTGCAGGATGAGGACGGCAACCTGCTCGTGGCAGAACCGGGCCAAGGCGACTATTTCGTGGGCACCCCGCTGGAAGCCGATTTCGTTCCCCGCCAGCTGCTTTTGGTGCGCGCACGGTCCCGGGCCGGCGGCAAGCTGTACACCGTCGAACCCATCCCCCTGTGCAAGCTGACCAAGATCGGCGCGGCCAAGATGGACACGGAAGACGCCGACGCCAACGAGCTGGAGTTCTCGCTCGAACCTGACCCGTTCTTCCTGATCCCCGATCCGCGCAACCCGGGCATCCTGATTCCCGGCCTGGACGGCGAATGGGTCGGCGGCAAGGGCTGGACCACGATTCAGGGCGCCCCCAAGGTGTCGAACACCCCGCCGACGGTCACCCCCGGTGCCGCCGGTAAGGCCTCGATCGTATTCGCCGACCCCACGGGCGCTGGCGATCCGTTCACCTTCGCCGCCGAAAGCACCGTCGATGACGGGACCACCTGGCTGCCCGCCGAGCTCGATGGGCCCGCGGTCTCGTCCGGTGGCAACACCACGGTCAAGGTCAAGACGGTGGCAGCCGGTGCAACCAAGTTCCGCGTGAAGGTGACCGGCACCAACGGCGCTTCGGTCTACACCCCGAAGTCTGCCGCCGCGACCATCGCCTGATGAACCCTCACCTGGCGGGCGTCGGGCTGCGCCCGCCAGGTGAGCCCCACCCCCATTCCAGCCCGAAACCCCAAGCCCACCAGCCCGAAAGGAACAATCATGAGCTCCGAAGACACCAAGGACGTTCTACACCCCGTCGACCCCAGAAAGGCACGCGAGCAGGCCGCCGATCACCTCGGATTCATGGCAGGTGTGCCCTTTGATCTCGGCGACGGCGAGATGTGGGAGCTTCCCAACCCGGCGTTTCTCGATACCGAGCAGCGCAAGCGGTACCGCGACTACCAGCGGGACATGAAAGCCCTCGACAAGGAAACCGTCGATCATCCTTTCATCGACGGCAAGACCATCGAGCAGAACGTCTATCCGTATCTCAAGGACGGCAAGGATTACGACCCTGACGAGCAGCTGTGCATCGCACTCATGGGTGAGGACATCTACGCCAAGTTCCTCGCCGCGGGCGGTGTTCCCGGCCAGATCGATACGCACTGGAAGGTGATGCAGCGCCAGCTGGAGGAGCGGACAAAGATCGACTCCAAAAGTAATTGAGGCAGTAGCGCTGTGGTGCCGTTGGCCCAATGCGATCGAGGCTGATCTTCGTTTTCGCGGTGTGCGCATCGCTGATTGGCACCAGGGCACCCGCGATGAGCGCGGCGCCCTGGTGCTTTCCAGCCGCCAACTACTGTCGCTGATCCACCAGCTGCCCGAAGACTCAGAGTTCAAAACCCATGCGCCGCCGCCGTTTGGGCGCGACGGCGACTGGACGGTCATGCAGAAGATTGCCGCTGAGACACACAACGAGCTCGCGGCATACCGGGCCAGCCAGTACGCGGGCACCCCGCACGAATACATGTACACCAAGTACTCATCGCCGCTGGATTCTCGCAGACAGCACGAACTTGACTCCGCTGAAAACGAATTCATCGAGTCGGCGCGAGAAGAGTTGCTAGATGACGTGTTTGGCGACCAATGATCAGGAGGTGAACCATGTCCGTGCAGATACCCATCGGTGCCGCCGCTGATCATCGGTCGTGGAAGCGGGTCGCCGATGACGCCACCCGCACGTTCGGCAACGCGGGTAAGGATGCCGGCCGCGATTTCGCCAACGCGCTGGCGGGTAGCTCCAAGGATGTCGAGAAGTCCCTTAAGCGCATGGGCGACAGGGCTTCTGATGCCTACGACAAGGCAGCATCGGCCGTCGGGAAACTCAAGTCTGAGGAATCCGAACTACAGCGGCTACGCGACCGCGACGCCGACGGCGCACGGATCATCCGCCAGACCGAGAAAGTCAACGACGCGCGGCGCGCCGAGGCTCGTGCTGTCCGGGACGCAACGCGGGCATACCGCGAGTATCAAGAAGCTGCCGACGAGGCGAGCCGACGCAACAACACCAACCTTGTTGACGGCATGCGCGCCCAGGCTGGCCAGGCCGCCCAGCTCGGCCGCGACATGGGCAATGGGTTCTCAGGCGGATTCACCCACGGGGTGAGCAGCGCGGCCTCGATCGCCCGACTCGGCACCGCTGGCGGGCCAATCGGCGCGGCCCTGTTGGGTTTGACCGCCGTAGGCATCCTCGTCGGAAGTCGGCTCTCCAACGCCATTGCCGAAGGTATGGCCACCACGGCCACCACCAAGTTGTTCCAGGGCCGCATGGGTCTGGATGACACCTCGATGGGCAATTACGCCAAGGCTGCCGGTCAGTCCTACGCCAACAACTTCGGCGCCTCTGTAGCGGACAACCTCAGCGTCGCTCAAGCGGCCCTGCGCAACAACCTGATCAAGCCCAACTCGCCCGATGACGAAATTCAGTACACGATTCAGCAGCTCCAAGGTGTGGCGCAGGTCGTCGAGAAGACCCCGCAAGAGCTCGCGCACTCCGCGACCCAACTCATGCGGACCGGCCTTGCCAATAGCGTCACCGAAGCGCTCGACATCATCACCGCGGGCTCACAGAAGGGCCTGGACGTAACCGGCGACTGGCTCGACTCTATCGGCGAGTACTCCACGCAATTCCGCAAGCTCGGCCTGACCGGCAGCGAGACAATGACGCTGCTCAAGCAAGGCATCGAGGGCGGTGCCCGCGACACCGACAAGGTGGCCGACTCCCTCAAGGAATTCAGCATCCGCGCGGTCGACGGCAGCAAGTCGACCAAGGAAGGTTTCGAGGCGCTGGGGTTCAACGCCGACGAGATGGGACGGCGCTTCTCCGCAGGCGGCGAGCAAGCACACCAAGCATTTGCAGCGGTGCTCACCGGGCTACGCAATCTAGATGACCCGGTTCAGCAAGCCCTTGTGTGGCAACGCCTTTTCGGCACGCAGTGGGAGGACATGGGCGATGCTGTCAACAAACTCGACCTCGACCCGGCTAAAAACCAGTTCAAGGATCTGCAAGACACCTCGCAGCGATCGACTAAGACCGCGACGGAGACGTTCAAGTCCGAATGGGAAAGCGCAACCAAGACGGTCGATCAGTGGTTCACCGACCTGAAGACCAGTATCTCGGATTGGTTTGTGGATCTGCCTGTCATCAGGGACATCCCGACGATGATCAAGGATCTGTTCAGTTCCTCGCCGCCACCGCCGCAATACGCTGCACCGCTCGGCGGTACGCATCCCGGTACCGACATCCTGGCCAACACCCTTCCCGGTGCGCCGGGCGCGGGCTCAACCGTCCTGCCTCCGGCGCCCGGCGACAACTCAGCACGGACACTGCTCGGCAGCGCGCTCGCCCCCGGGACCGCCCTGCCCCCGCCGGATGCCCAGCGCGGCAATGCTGTCGATAACGGTCCGCAGGCAGGCGACAGGAAGCCGATCGCGCCGGCCGGGGACGACGACAAGACCAAGGCCCCGATCGATCCGAGTCTTTGGTCGGTGGAGTCAAAGCCCGTTGCCATGCCGCCAGGATTGGCCACGGCGCCCACCGCAGCGCCCGGGGTGCTCGTTTCGTCTCCCAAGGGCGGGCCCGGTCTCGGTCGCTACGAGGTCGACCCCATGCGGGTGTATGACGCTGAGTCGTCGGCGATCCGGGCCAAGAACTCTCTGGAGCAAGACCGCATTGCGTTGATCCGGCTGGAGCAGCAGGGTAACGCCGATCAGGACGCACTACTGCGAGCGCGCAACCAGGTTGCCGACGCCGAACGCTCGTACGTTTCGGCGCAGATGAAACTGGCTGAGGCGCAGCAAGGTACGTGGAAGAAGCTGGAGAGCTCTACGCAGGGCCTCGCCGACGGCATGGGCCAGATCGGTGCCGCACTAGACAAGGATTTCGGGATCTCCAAGGGCCTGCCGGGGCTGGCCGAGAATCTGACCAAGTTCCTGGCCAATATGGCGGCGGCCCCGATCCTTGGCCAGCTCGGCGCGGTCAGCCAACTCAACCCGTCCAAGGGCGGATACGGCGCTATGGGCATCCTGGCCGCCCAGGGCGTGTTTGGGCCGCAGTACACAGGTGTTGCCCAGGACGTTGCCATGGCGGGCATCGGGCCGATGGCGCTGCAACAGGGTGTAAATCCCAACCTCGCCGCGATGTATGCATTGGCCGCGCGTGGCGGAAAGTACGCTCCGGCATCTGATCTGCAGAACGGGCTGGCCGACTGCTCGGGTGCCGTCTCGGATTTGGTGGAGGTGCTGCGCGACGGGAAGTCCTCACCGGCACGGCTGTTCGATACCACTGCGTTCGCCACCGATGCCAGCGCTGCCAAGCTCGGTTTCCTGCCCGGATATCAGCCGGGGGCCTTCAATGTCGGTGTGAATCCCCTGCCGGGGCAGCAGGGCCACATGGCCGCGACGCTGCCCAACGGCATGAATTTCGAATCTGGTGGAGGACACGGCCCGATGCTGGGAGGCTCGGCGGCCGGTGCCCTCGATAAGCAGTTCCCCAAGCAGTACTACATGCCCCTTGGTTCGGGCACGTCGAGCGCACCGTCGCCGCAGCCGATCGGGCCCACGGTCGATTATCGGGCGCTCTACCCCAAGACGGCCGGTCCTGGCTTAGCGGTCACCGATCCGGTGATGAGCGATCCGACGTTGACCAATCCTGCCCTGACAGCGGGTATTCCGGCCGCTGGCGGCGGGTGGGGTGGGGCTACCGGGCCTGCGCAGGCGTGGAGCCCGTCATCGACGCGCATTGGTGGTGTGGAACCGGCGACCGGTTCGGGTGCAGGCGGGGTCGGTATCACTCCCGGCGGCACCATCGATACCGCGATCGGGATGGCCGCCTCGGCGGCCGACATCTTCGCCCCAGGTGCCGGGCAGGCAGCGCAGACCGGAATCAAGCTGGCCAACAGGGCGATTCAGTTCGGTGCACAGGCCGCAGGTATCGGGGTGCAGGGCTTGATGGATACGGTGCTGCCGACCGCGGGCTCGGAGCTGGCCAACAAGAGCTGGCTGACCAAGATCCTCGGTGGTGTCGCTGGTGCTGCCCCGGCGATCCCGAACGTGGCCGGCAAGGCGACCGCGCCACCAAACCCCAATCAGGGCGACCCGAACGCCCAAGGCGGCCCAGTCAAGGCGGGCGACACAAACATCCACGTCACCAACAACCGCGCCACCGAGGACGGCACCGGCCGCGATATCGCATTCCATCAGCAAGCCCGCAACTCCGGGCCGGGGATGTGACCGTGACGATCCGCTATCCGGCCAACCCCGTCACACCCCATGGCTGGTATCACCTCGTCAACGGCGAAAAGCCCATGATGCGCCTGACCGCCTTTGACGGGTCGGTCGAGATGTTCATGATCGGCGGATACGCGATTCCCGACCCGTACACGGCGCCAGAAGCCGTGCATTTGATCGACCTCGAAGGCCTCATCGCGCCATGGAAGCACGTCACCCAGAAGGGTGCGACCGAGGATGGCGTTCACCATATCGACGCGTTTTTGGATCCGGTCGAGGTCAAGCTCACGGTCAAGTGCCGGGGCCGCAACGCCGCGCGCACGCGCCGGGTCTATCGGCATCTGATCGATTCGCTGGACGCCATCAAGTGTTCCCGGCTGGACTTTTTCGATCACGATGCCGGGTACTGGTGGGCCGACGTGCGCTGGTTCCAAGGCGGGCAACCCGATCCGGTTTCGGCTATGCGCAAGGGCACCTCGCAGAAAGCCACGTTGCGGCTACAGGCCGACACCGGCACCTGGAAGTCGTTCGACCACGCGGACTCCTTCGCGTTCACCTACGACGCGATTACCGACACCTTCGCGACCGATCATCGCCAAACCAAGGATCTCGGCGCGGTTCCGCAGCGCTACAGCGGCCCCGGCGGCGGGTTCTGCACGTCCTACAACGACCAAATGCGTTGGTGGGACGACCCCGAACACGGGTTTGGCACCCAATGGCGCCGGGTCATCAACGGGCCCTGGCCCGATTTCGCCACCGATACCGATAACCAGGTCGTCTCCCAGGTGCACGGGGGATTTCAGGAGTGGTCGGTGCCCGACTCGGGCCGAAACATCCTGGGCGCGCGCATGAACCGCAATCCTGACGGCAGCTGGGCGGGCGACGGGGTGTTCGTCGAGTACGGCGCCGGATACCTGCGCCTGTACTACACGATCAACTTCGTTGAGACCACCTTGCGCAGCTGGCCGCTGGCCATCCCCATCGGGCCGCTGCCGGGCGAGAAGTTCACACTGGTGTGCGGCACCGAGGATCACCCGCGCACGTTCCGCGTGCTGCGCAACGACATGGAGATCTTGTCGGTCACCGAAACCGGCACGGGCTCGCCTCTGGGGGCAGCGCATCGGGGCGTCGGCAACGGCATGTTCGCTGCCGGTGCGGTGATCAGCCAGGCAACGCCGTCCGCTATCCGCAAGCTGGCCGCGGGCGATAACGCTGCCGTGGCGCAAACCGGGTTCCTCAAGCGCATCAACATCGGTGATCAGGACATGTACGACGACTACGTGCTGTTCGGGCCGTTCACCAAGGTCAAAATCTACGACGGGCCCGGCTCGGACCAATATGTCGAATTCGGGCCGCTGCTACCCAATCAGGTGGTGTTTTTGCGCACCGATCCGCGCGTGCACACCACCTTGGTGAAAGACCTAACCTCGGTGCCGCCCTCACCGCAGGAACTCGATTTGTTCCAGGAGGCGATCGAGAAGTTCATGAGCTTTGCGGGCATGAACGGTACGGCGTTCGCCGATCAGATCAAGTCGCAGTTCGGCATCACCCCGCCGCAAGGCCCGCTGTACAAGTACCTCAAGGGCCGCTTCTCCAAGAACGCGGCGATACCACCGAAATCACCCGGCAATCCCGCGCAGCCGTATTTCGTGAAGGTCTCGATCGAGGGCGGCAACGCCGACTCCAAGATCATCGCCTCGGGCACGCCGCGACGGAGATACCCGCTCTAATGCGCAATGCGTTGCGCCCCTGCGATCCAGGGGCCATCTCGTGATGCCCATATCCGATGAGCAGCGCTGGGAGGCCGCCAAGCGCTCGGGCGATATCGCGCGGATCGCCACCACCGCCCGCGCCCTGACCGAGAAAAACTCGAAGGTCGACACCAGCTATCGGTTCACCGTCTGCGACAAGATGTGGACCCCGATGGCCTCGGTGGGCTCTGACCTGATGGAGGGTTCGGGCGCCCGGCCGCGCAACGACTGCCCCACCGGAAAGCTGATGCTCAAGGGCAGCTCGCCACTGATCCAGATGTTCATGGACTGCCGCAACACCCTGGTCGGGGTCGAGATGGAGACCGCCGGCAGCCGACAGAACTTCTACACCAAGGTTCACCGCTACCGCTACGAAAAGGGCGCGTGGACAGGCAATGTCGAGATGCGCGGCATTTGGGACATCCTGAACTACTACGTGATCTGGCCGACGTGGTGGCTTCCCCTTGCCGCCCAGCCCATTTCGCACGCAATCTTCATCTGGGCGCTACAGACCTGCGTGGAGAACATGGTCGCCGAATGCGCGCTGCGCATCCAGTCCGGGTGGCTGGAGTTCGTCAACAACGGCCTGTCACTCAACGGCGACATCCGGGCATGGATGGGCACGATCCTGCAAGCCCTCAAGCGCGACAAGCTCTCGGTGCAGACCTTCGGCAAGATGCTGCGCACCCCCACCTATGTGCAGCGCACCAACCCGTTCCTGGACACATCGCCCATGTGCGCCAAGACCGTTCGCATGGAAACCTGCGGAACGGTCATCAAGGATGTCACCCGCGCCTACGGTGTGGACACCCGCATGGACCTGTGGCGGCCCGGCGACCCGCAACCGGACAAGTGGGCCAACCTCGATTCGGCCACCTACGTCTTTTCGACCCGGGACCGCCAACAAATCTCGGGACCCACCAAAACCGTTGCCGATTCGGTGATCAAGACCGTCATCGACCTCGGCGGATCACTCGGTGACATCTTCAAGCCAGTCATCCAGCAGGTACCCGGTATGAACGGGGTGTTCTACGCCCCCAAGCTCGGTGTCGATTTCGAGCAGCCCTACGCCTACGTCGTGGCCCCCGAAGAGGGCGAGGACTCCAACATCATCAACTGCGAAATCGCCGACCACACCCCCGAGGGCTGGCAACACATCATCGGCGGCCGTTCTCCAAAGTGGTTGAACGACTTAATGAATGCCACCTTCGCATGGTTGATCGATTCGCTGATGATCGTGGTCGGGTTCTCCGGCATCCCGTCGGATCTGCTCTCGGGATTCCTGAACAACAGCTTCCTGGCGTTCCAGATGGTCCAGGTGTACCAGGTCCGCGACGAGGTGGGCCCCTTTCATCCGGCCATCGAGCGGTTCTACCCGACCGCCAGCGCCCCGTACAACATCGAAACCATGTTCGCGTTCATCAACGCGATTTTCGATGCCCAAGGCACTACCACGGCGCAGGTCACTTTCCGCAACGGTGACCAATATGCCTTGGGCCGAGACATTTTCGAGGGCGGCTTGATGTCGCTGGTGTATCACCGCCGAACCAAGATGATCACCGACTACATCGAAAACACCATGTGGCGCATCACCCCCACCGAGCAGACCACCCTGGTGCAGCTCGGTGACGGCCGCCGCGACGAGGCCCCGCTCGGCAGGATTCAACGCTTCATCACTGGCGCATTCGAAGCCATCAACGTCATCACACTGGCCCCCCAGTCCTAACCGGAGGTAACCCACATGGCTTGGCCTATTGTCGATTTCAACGGCGCACGCTACTACCAGGGACAGGGCTACACCCTGGTCCCGGTCGACGGCACCGGGGTGGCGCACGTGCTGCTGCGCGAAGACGGCGGAATCATGGGAGGGGTGTCCGGGGTCGAGCAGGGCCCGCCCGGAAAGCACGCCGAGTTCGACGAGAAGATCGACCTGACTCCACTGGCCCCCGAAGACGCGACACCCGATTCAGCATTTTTTGAACTCATCACTCCCCCAACGGATACCACGCCCGGCAGGTGGAAGATGCACCTGGCGCTACACACCGGCAAGACCGGTAAAGACGGCGCGACACGCTGGAATCCGCTGGACCTGTCGACCAATCCCAAGGCGGGGTGGATTCCGGCCGTCAAAACCGACCTACTCGGTTTTGAGCTTGTGCCGCAAAAGGTTGCCGAGGTGTTCTACCCGGGCGAAATCAAGAACATCGGTACGGGCAACGCGAACGGGACTATGGCCGCGATCGACATCCCTCCCCGCCCGTGGCCTCGGCGCATCCGCGCACAAGGCCAAACGGTCGTTACCGGCGAAGCGGCCGACGTGCGCGTGAATCTGCTGGCCCGGCTCAACGGCGAGGCCAACGGCAACATCGTGGGCCGCTGCGTGGGCATCGCCCAGACTGATCGGCTGGCGTTCTCACCGGGCAAGCCCATCGGCCCCGGCAGCACCACCGACGACTACGACACCATCCCCGCTGGCACCTCGGCCACCGTACACATCCGGTGCGAGCGCCAAACCGGCACATCGACGTACACAGCCACCGCCGCGATGTCGCACTTCAACATCGAGGCCTGGCCGCTGTGACCGACAACCTGCCCGAGATCCCCGATTGGGCAAGAGATGTCCCCTCGGCCCCGGTACACCGCGAGCAGGGCGGCGGGCTCACACGGCCGTTCACAGCCCAACAGCTCCAGGAGTTCGGCAAGGGGTTCATTGAGCAGTTCCTCGGTCGCGTGGTGCTCGCGGTCATGGGGCACCTCATTCCCGGCGTGGGTTCGTTTGATCAGCTGCGCGAGTGGGCCAAAGACAAACCTGGTCTCGGCGATCTGGTCGAGCTGCTGACCGGGATCGAGGACGGCGACGAAAATGATTTAGGGACATGGGCCCTCGGTATCCGCAACGCCCTGGCGGGCATCGATCTGGCCCACCCCGAATCGATCCTGACCGCTATCGCCAAGGTGGCGGGCCAGTTCCTCAAGGGCGTCATACCGGCGTCGTGGGTGGCTGATGTGGCCCACGACCTACTGGGCGGCGCTGGCGGATTCACCGACCCGAAGATGGTCGAGGACAACCCGTACTGGCGATTCGACGCCGCCCAGAACGGGCACCTGTCGGGCAAGTCGATCTACCTCAACGCCGATGGCCAGCTGCATGCGATCAGCATCAAAGACCCGTTCAACGTAGCTGCCGGCCAGGCGGTGGACATCTCCGCATCGGCGATGTGGCAAGGCGTCTCGGCTGCAGCGGGGTCCAATCCGATCCGGTTGTGCATCACCCCGTTTGCCACCGATGGCACCAAGCTCCCCGATATCGTCATCAAGAAAATTCAGCCCGTGGCCGCGGATTCGTCCTGGATACGTGCCAGCCTGACCGGCTCGTGGACGGTGCCGACCGACGGATCGGTCAAGTCCGCGACAGTGACCCTGGTGGTCACCGAGGGCGCCACCGGCGGCCGCATCCACTTCTCTAACGTCACCTCGGTCATGTCGAACCTCGGGCCGCTGCTGGGCAAGTGGAGATCGTTCTTTGACACCCTTGGCGGCAAAGCCAATTCGGACATCGCCGATTTCGAGCAGCGATTCGCCGCGATCACCGCCGACGGCAAGATCACCGCCGAGGAAATCATCGGGCTACTCGGGTTGGGCAATATCCCGAAGCTGCCCCCGGCCAAGGTGCACAGCCCGATCGGCAGCACCGACATCGGAGAAGACCTCAAGGACACGTGGAACAACTTCTGGAACGCGGTATTTGGGGACGGATCTAGTGGCAGGGGTCCTGTCGATGTTTCCACTGCGACCGCTGCCCTCAAGAAAAAGGCCGATGACGCGTACGCAGCCGCGGTGTACGCCACCGACGTTGTGAACCTGCCACGACTGACCCCTCGCTGGATGTCCACAGGCATCAACGACGATGTGTCGTTCCCCATCATCAATGCACAGTCGACATTCGTGCCGGCCGACCAAAAGCTGGTGTTCATCCCCATCACGCCGGGTGTTGAGCGCACGTATCGAACCGTGAAATTCGCCATCACCGGCAATGGCATGACGCAGTGCTACGTGGGCGTGTACCGGATCAATGAGTCGCTGCAAATTCAGAAGGCCGTCGACCTCGGGAACGTCAAGGCACGGCTATCGGGCACCAGCCGCGTGCAAGCTCTGACAATTCCGTCGCCGGGATTGACGGTGCCCAAGGGCCACACCGCGTTCATCGGTGTGCTGCAGGTCGGCAACCCGCAGGGCCTCTACACCACACCGGCCATGCCGACCGTGCTGGAAGTCGTGCAGAACATCCCCCTGTTCTTCACCCAGGACGGCGGCACCGGCTACACCTCCCTGCCCACCCTGGTGGGCGGGCACGTGGAATTCACGCCGGTATGGGGCGCCCTGGGCGAGTCGACCAACTTGGCAGATCAATGGACCGAGTACTCACCCACCGGGGCGAACCTGCCCCTGTCCGTCTACGACATCCCCAGCGCCAGCACCGTGCTGTACCTGGCGGGCTGCGGTGGCGGTGGTGGAGGCGGCGGCGGTGACGGCGGCTGGAACAAGCCCGGCGAGGGTGGCGGCGGCGGTTCCTGGAACTCGCTACGGCTGGAGCGCGGCGTCGACATCCCGGTGTCCGTCACTCAGATCACGGTGCAGTCCGAGCGTGTGGGTTCACCCACAGGTATTGGCGGCGAACCCGGCAGCAAGGAGACCGACGGCAAGCCGGGCCACGACATCGTGTTCCGCAACGGCACCGACAACAGCGAAATTCTGCGCTGCGCTGGTGGCCGACTGGGGCGCCTGGCCTATGGCAGCTTCTACAACCGCGACTCGGTGGGCTACGGCCCCGGCGATCTTGGGTTCTCCGCGCGCCTGTTCAAGGGCGGGCAGAACACCCCGCCCAGCGCTTCGGTAGGTGCGGCCAACGGAGCCCCGGGCAACGGGCCCGGTGGCGGCGGCGCGGGCGGTGCCGGTGGTACCGGGGGCAGCGCCGGTACCGGCGGCTGGGGTGCCGCGGGGTACGCCGCGATCAAGGCGGTCTGATGCCCTGGTCCACCAATCCGTCTGCGCCCTCGGGGCAATCGAGTAGGTGGTCGACCAAGCCCGATCCGCCCTCGCCGCCATCCATGGGCAAGTGGGTCTGGATGCCACGGGTCACTGTCGCGGACTCGGCAGTCGGCGCCGATCTGGCCCATCTGCTGCGGGTGGCCCACACGGGCATCGATCAGGGTGTTAGCGCAGACCTCGCCGTCGCAGGAGTGGGCCTACGCGCCAGCGATGCCGGCCGGGGCGCCGACCTGGCGCGAGCGAAGCTGCGCGTGGCTGCACGAGACGCCGGGATAGCTGCCGACTCGGCCCGCCCCGGTGTGCGCGCCACCGATTCGGCCGTGGCCGCCGAGATGGCACAGATGCTCCCCCGCCTGGCCGCCGTCGGTGCCGCCACGGCCGCCGATATCGCGGTGCTGTCGCGGGTTCGGCTTCCCTCCAGCGCCAGTCAAGCCATCGGGGCCGATACCGCCACCGCCCGGTTCAGTCCGCAACCGGCAGCGCTGACCGCGATCACCGCAGTCGGCACGACCGTGGTCCCGATCCCGGTGTGGTGCCGCTATCTCGATCTGGCGCTGGTCGGCGCTGGCGGCGGCGGTGCGAGCTCGGGCACGTTCTACCTACTCGGCGGCTTCCCCGGCAGCCCGGGAACCTGGGCCACCACCACTTTGGAGCGCGGCACCCACATTCCCTGGACCACAACAACCCTGACATTCGTCATCGGCGCAGGCGGCGCCAAGGGTAGCGGCGGTTTCGCCGGAACCGCGGGCGGCCCAGGTGCGGCAACCACCGCTATCGGCGACGGATGGGCGGGCCTGTCCGCTACTGGCGGCGCTGGTGGCCCGCAGCACCCCACCGGCATCAACGCCAACGACGGCCCCGGCCCGGGCGACAAGACCTACAACGGCGTGACCTACCCGGGCGGCGCCACGCAAAGCTCCGATGGCGGAACGGGCTACGCGCCCGGCGGTGCCGGTGCCGGCGGTGCCAACTTCGGCGGCCCCGGCGGCGTCGGCGGCGCGGGCGGTGCCTGGTGCCGCGCATACCAGTAACCGCAGGAGGGACCACCCAAACATGGCCAACCCCAACGACATCGACAACTACTCATTCCGAATCCACTTCTACAGCAGACGCGAAACCTCCTATTTCGACATCTACATGAACGACGGCCCAATCGGACTGATCAACGGAAACTACTACCTCGACGCGGCCCCACACGACCCGAACGTCGGCGAATGCCTCCTGTAATACGTCCCCAAGCTCAACACCACCATCTGGGACTTTGACGACGGCAGCCTTCCGGTCAACACCGAGGATTACCTCTGGTACCAGGTCAACGAAACCTATGTCATCACAGGCGATTACCAGCCCTTCGGCGGCCTGATGATCGAGGGCCAACTCGGATGCGCCTACCTCAAATCCGTCATCGCCCCCTACAGAGACCACCAATGGACGACCGAATCACCCCGCAACGTCGCGCTGGGATACACCCCGCGCATCAGCGGATGGACCACCTGGGAAACCCCGTAACCAACAGAAAGGCCCCCGCATGTCCGAATACCAGGGCGCGCACCGGCGCGCCTGCTGCGCCGCAATCACCGCACTCGGCAACCGAATCGGGCTATTCGCCGGTTCCACCCGGGTAGGAACCGCCTACGCCGACACCACCTGGGCCACCCCAGTCGATGTCACCGAATCCGGCATCGACAAGGCATCATCCACCGGCTCGCTGGTAACCATCTCGGTACCTGGCGGCACCGTGGCCAACGGCACGGTGATCAACCGGTACGGCGTGTTCAACGGCGCGACCCTGCTGCGCACCGAGGCACTACCGGTCTCCCTGACCGTCAACGACGGATCGCAGCCGTTACAAGTCGATGTCACACCAACATTCAAGTTCTGGGGGGTGTAGTCATGGCCCGCCAGCTTCTCAAGCACTCGGCCTTCTACGCCGCACTTGCCGCCATCTCATTCCGGCTCGGCTGGTGGGCGGCCAACTACATCAGCGACCGCATGGACAACTACGACCCTCGCATCGGCGAGGGCAAGTACGGATGGTGAAAGGTAGACAATGATCACTGAAAATGGCTGGCCATCATGCGATTCGAGCATGCTGGAACGCAACCCGATACCAGGGACCACGATCGTCATCCCGCTACAACGTGGCATACCCAACCGGATCATGAAGGCATTCGCGGCCGACTTCCACGCGTTCGTGGAGTCGCTGTACAACTCCCGTGGCGGCACCGACGAGGGCGGCTGGACACCAACCAACTCCGTTGCCACATCCAACCACATCGGCGGCACCGCAATGGATCTGAACTGGTCCGATCACCCCATGGGCAAGGCCTACGACGGGTACAGCAGTACCAAGATCGCCACCGTCCGTGAGCTTCTGGCCTTCTACACCATTGACGGGTTGGCGATGATGTACTGGGGCAACGACTGGAATAGCCCCAAGGATTCGATGCACTTCCAGATGGGCTACAACACCTACAACAACCAGGCCAAGTGCAACGACTTCATCAAGCGCAAGATCCGCGCCGACGGATTCTCGACGTTCCGGCGCGGACCGCAGGCGCCAGCCAACCCTGACGATTTCCCACTGCCGCAGGGCTATTGCTTCGGACCTTTGGACGGGCCCGACTACTGCATTTCCGGCGAGTACCCCGCCGATCTGCAATCGTGGAAGGACGGCCTCGGACGCTGGCAGGCCGCACTGGGACTGCCGGCCACCAAGCGCTGGGACGATGCCACCCGAGACGCCGCGACGGTGCTACAGAAACAGCGCAACTGGCCATCCAATCCTGACTTCGGGTACGGCGGTGTGTATCTGGCCGAATGGAACGAGGTCATCACCAAGGGTTGGCGACTTCCGGTCAAGGACAAGAAGTTTCCCGACGACTGGACCGACCGAGAGCTGATGATCGAGACGTTGCGTCAACTGCGTGGGCCGGACCTGGCGGGCTGGCCCCAGCTCGGCAATGCATCGCTGGTTGATGCCGTTGCGCAGGTGCGTGCCTCATGATCCGGATCGGAGACCGCAATGAAACGGTCCGTCAGTGGCGGGCCGTGATGAACGACTGGTTTGGGCCGCTGTACACCCGGCTGCTGGGGCCGCTGCCCCGCGACACCGACGAGTTCGGGCCGCGCGCTGCCCTGTGGGCCGCCGAGTATCAGCGCCGCACCGGCCAGATCCCCACCGGGCAGGTGTCCGATGATGACCTGCACGCGCTGGGTATTGCGCCCCCGGCCCCGCCCGCCAATCGCCACCTGGGCCTAATGTTCCGGGGCACCGGAGGAGTCATCGGCCAGGACTACGTATCTCGCGTCATGCAGGCCGTGGCCAACCTCGTTGAGGAAGTGCACCCCGAATTCGCCGCAACCATGGGCGGTCTGCCGGTCGGCGCCGCGGGCAGCATCAACGACATTTCGATGGCCAAGGCCGTCGACATCGCCGTGGCCGACGCACAACGCATCTTCGCCGAGCGCTACCGCGCCAACCCCAACATCAAGGTTGTCATCGGCGGATACTCGGCCGGCGCGGTCGCGGGCGCCCGGTTCCGCGCGTGGCTGCTGGAGCACTACCCGGATAACTACCTGTGCTCATTCAGCTTTGGTGACCCCACCCGGCCCCACGGTGGCAGCTACTACGGCGGTCCGATCCTTGCCGGGCAAGGCATCTCGTCATGGCGCTACGGCGACACAGGCGACTACCGGCACTGCTGGCTCACCGACCCCGGCGACATGTACGGCAACATCCCCCTCGGGGTGGTCGGGGACATCATGGACGACTGTTTCGACATGGTGACCGCATTCCAGATCACCGACCCACTCGGGGCCGCTGGCGCCATCCTGCCCAAAATCCCCGAAATCGCCGCCAAGGCATTGGGTATCGAGCTGCCCGCCATATTCGGCGCGCTCACTGGCGGCCCCAACGGTATCGCCGCACTCGGCCTACCCATGGTGCTCGGCGGTCTACAGGGACTACTCGGCTGGGGCGATATCAACAAGCTCACCGGGCCCGCGGCCGCGGCGCAGGCCGCCTTGATCGCGCTGCGTTTCGTCACCACCAGCCCACCGACCGCCGCGCATATTCAATACGAATACCGCGAGGTCTGGCCCGGCCAAACCTATCTCGGGCTCGCCATCCAGCACGTGCGCGACTGGGCCAGCCGCACCCCCGCCATAGCCGCGTAGATCAGTCCGCCCCCGCGCGAGGAGAGCGCGCAGGGACTCCCCACACCGTAGCGCTCCCTATCCATGGCGCCATCGAAAAAACTCCCCCTGAACTGCCCAAACGCAGTTATCCACAACCCAACCGCCGAGAGGACCGTCATGCACATCACCATCCCGCCCTGGCTCAAGGACGCCGCCGTTGACGCTGCCGAGCGTGCTATCAAGACGTTCGCGGGTGGCTTCATCGTCGGCGCCAACCTGGCCGACGCCGCGGTGAACGCAGCCCTGACCGAGATCGATTGGCAGAGCGGTATCAATGTCGGCGCCGGGACGCTGGCGGTATCGCTCGTCTTCTCTGCGGCATCGATCAAGCTGGGCCGATCCGGTACCGCCTCGGCCACCAAGGCGGTCGTACCGTCCAGCCTGTTCAAGCTCGTGGCGGGCAGCGGCCGGTGAGCCCCGATCAGATCCAAGCTGTCGGCGGCGCCATCGTCGCCATCCTGGGCGCCTGGCAAGCCCGCACCTCGCGCAAAGTCCGCGACCTGGAAGCACAACTAGCCATCGTCGTAGGCCAGCGCGACCAATATCGTGACAAACTCCGCGCAGCTGTCCGACACATCCGCGAATGGATGGGCTGGGCGCGGCAACACAGGCCCGAAACGCCCACTCCCGAACTACCGACAGAGCTGGTCGACGAGGTGTAGAGAGCCCACACTGATTGCAGGCCAACGAAATAGCGCCCCTCACCCCGACCCGGTGAGGGGCGCTATTCGCGTTTCTAGTGCACTAATCCAGCACGCGGGCCCGGCTTTGCGTTGTGCCGTTTCTGTCCACCACCGCATCGCAGGTGTAGGGACGCATCCCCGTGTAACCACCAAACGCGTTCTTGGCGTTGACATTGCCCGTCACCGTAAAGTAGATATCACCGCGATCGGGCGAGTAGTCCAACTCGGGATCGCGACCACCTCCATGCGCCACGCCTTCACGGGCCACCTCATCGGCGAACTTCGCACTCTCAGGGTCACGCATGCGCTTCATGAGAGCGGACTGGCATGTCTCGATCGCGTACTTTTGCCTCACTTCAACGCTCACACCAACGTTTCCGGATTGGCCCGACAGCCCTATTGCGCAGCCGCCATGAACGCCAGCAGCCCGACAAATACCCCCAGACACACCCACAACGCTTTCGCCGGGACGCCCATCTCTCTCGCCATGGACGGCAGATTACAAGATCACGCCCAGGTCAGAAGTGGTAACGGCAATGCCCACTGACCGGGCCTAGTGCGGTACCTCATCGAGACCGTTCTCCCGCAACGTGGCGGTTACCGCCTCGACAACCCGCGCGGCAGGCCAGTCATCCGGCGCCGAAATCAGGGTGCCGCCAGCAAGTTTGGTCGCAGTCAGCCGGTCAACAAGATGGCTGACCGTACCGACCTCTGCGCTGATCCATGTTCGGTAGCCGACGCCGATCTTCCAGTTGCCACGGCGAGCGAGACGACGCACTGCGAGATCCGCGAATTCGGTGGTTGCAGGCTCCCACGTCTCGACCACCGCAGCGGTTACGGCGTCGGCATCCACGGACCGCAGCGCGTTCTCATGCGCTTCACGGAGCTCGACCGCCAGACGGCGGCGAGGTAGCCGCTGTCCGACTGCTGGGTGACCGGCTGCGATACGCACCAGGGGGGAAACACGGGGGCCTGCGCCCGAGATGGTGAAGGAGTAACCCTCACCGGGTAGCGCATCACCGATATCTTCCGAGGCCCCTACGAATTCACGAACAGGATGTTTGCGAACTATGTTGACCAGTTCGTCGGGGGAACCTTCCCACAGTTCCCAACCGTTGTCGGCCGCAAGCTGCCAGCTCGATACGTCGAACGCTGATTGCAACGAACGGAGCAGGCTGTCGGTGCGTGCGGCGATCCATTCGGGAGATTCGCCAGCTGCTACCCGGAGAGCGAGCAGCGACGGCCGCGATGCGCCCCAGACTGGGATTTGCACCTCGTTCACAGCTGCCACCTCACTCATGGTTTCGGAGTGTAGATGACCTCTACACCGTAGACACCGTTTGAATCGAACAGGTCACGAAGGGCCGCAGCGCCATAGGGGTCGGATACGTGCCATTCGAGTTTCGCACCTTGCGGGAGCGCACCGAGCTGTCGGTCAACTTGTTCGAGCGCCGACTCTGCCCGCCCCATCCAGTACGCGTTGTCCGGCGCGAACGCCAAGCCCCGAAAGCCGTCCTTGGCTTCAAGAAAGACCTCTTGCGGGCCGCGATAGGTGTGCCCGTCGAAGGAAACAGGGGCTCCCGTATCAAGGTCATGTTGCACCCATTCGGGCAGTGCTCCGCTGGGTGTTCGTTCAATTCCTCCGATTTGTTCTTGGTACGGCATCCAGTCTTTGTCGAAGTTGTGGTTTATGTGCTTCCAGCCTGGCTCGGTATCGCCCTTGTTCCATGTGGCCTCGGGGGTGCCAGGGGGCCAGCCGCCCGGGTGGTGCGGGTCTCCAGAGGCGTAGTGCTGGCCAGCTCCCGGGTCGAACTCGTGCGGCGTTGGCGGCTGATAAGGCGCAGGGGGCGTGTGATCGCCTACCGGAATGTTGTGCTCGGCCGCTGGCGGCACAGGGTGGTCCACGCCCGGCGCTGACGTGTAGTGGCCGGGAGTGGCGTCATCGAGTCCGTGGGTGAGGGCGCGTCCTTCGGTGCCGAGTAGTGCACCTTCGCCGCCCACGGGTGCCGTTGCGATGCCCGCGGCAATTTCTATGCCGTGCTTGCCGATGAAGGCTTTGGGGTTATCAATGCCGGATTTGACCTCATCGATAGCACCCTCGGCCCTGTCAATGCCACGTTCGACCTGGTGGACGGGATCGGGGTTGACCACATCCCACAGACCTTTTGCGACGCCGGTCCACGCCTCTTTCGCGTGGTCCCCACCGTTGATGCCCAACAGGTCATCCTTGGCGCGGCCAGCTTGATCCCACGACTCGGCGAAGGCCTCACCGCCAGTTTGCCGGACACGCTCAGGCGTACCGGGTTCAGGTGTTGCGACCATGGGGCGGTCCTGCTGAGCGCCCTTGATGGCCTCGGACAGCTTGGCCTCCACCTGATCGGGCGGGTACTGCGTGGCCAAGATGCTGCGGAACTTGTCGATGGCCGCTTTGCCCTGCGGGGTGTTGGGGTCCAGCTTGGGCGCGGGCACCGCGCGCGCATCCGGTGGAGTGGGAGGCTTGTCCAAAGGGCTTTTGGGCTCGTTAATACCCATCACGCCCAGGTTCCCGGTCAGACCGCCCAGCCTGCTCGGATCAACGGGCGGCTTGTCGCCAGGAGAGGGCGGACCGAGCACGGGCGCGTGTGGATCGGTGGCGGTAGCGGCTGCGGCCTGTGTGCCGGCCGGGTCGGCGGCCTTGGGGTACTGCTGTTTGTAGTCGATCGTCTCGGCTGCTGGTTGGCCTGGCGTGGCCTCGCGCAGGATCTTGCGCGCATCGACTAGGGCCGCTTTGGGGTTGATGCGGGAGAGCATTTTCTCGCGCGCGGCATCGGTCTGTGTCTTGAGTTCTTGGGTGGCCTTCTCCCACTTGGCGACATACTCGCGTAGTTCGCGCTCTGCGTCGGCCACGATCTGTTTGTTGCGGGCCACCGACTTTTCGCTTTCACCCTCGGCCGGGTGATAGGTCATCGTGAAGTCTTGGCTGACCGTGACGCCCTCGCGCAGCGCGTTGGTGACGATGTTCTGCCCGCTGGTCAACGGTGGCAAGACCTCGAACTCGATGGTGGCGCTGACGAGCTTGACAGCATCTTCGGTGGTGTCGTCGGCGTTATCGGTGCCCTTGCAGTCATCGGCGGCGGCTTCCTGGGCGGCGCCCGCGAATTGCCCAGACCAGTAGGTTCCGTTCGGGGTGGTGGCCCACCGTTTGTAGTCGTCGTAGGTGGCTTTCAACGCCGCCGTGCGCGGCCGCAAACTGTCCACCACCGCCATATAGTCGTTGGCCTTCTTGGCCATGAACTCATCGAGGGTCGTCACGGCTGGAGCCTCATGCGCGTTGCGGCGGCTGGTAGATGCTCGGCAACTTGTAGTACCCGGCGTGCAGCTGCTCGGTGGTCAAGAAGCCCTTGTGTGCCTCGTCGTACACATCGCTGATCGCCTCCAGCCGAGCGGCGGCGATGCGCTCCACATCCGATATCGCTTTCGAGAAAGCCTCAAGCGCCGCCAAACCCGGATCCGCCCCAGGGGTCACATGGTCTGCCGGGATACGCCCCCGGATCTGCCTGGCACTCTCGCGCAGATGCGGACCAATCTTGGCCATCGCGTCAAGGTCGGCCTGCAACACCTTATCGTCGCTCACACCTGCCCCCTTGCCCGATCTGGTTACGGGGCACACTACAACAGCAGTAGCCAACGTGGGCAACAAGCGAGCAGCAATCCGTCAATCGTCATCCGGCACGGCGCGCAGGCCGCGGCGTGGGGATCGTGCTTGTAGATCCCGAACTGCCCCGGCGAAGCTGTCAGCCATCCTGCGCACGTAATCGTCGTTAATGTACATTTTGGCGGATTGCCGCCCGATGCCCATAAATTCGGCGGTCATGTCGAGCTTGCCGGATATATGCACGCGCGCCATTTCCTCGGTCATGACCAAGGCATGCCGCTCGGCGAGATACTGCACGAGCAACTGGGCGCGTTCGTTCAT